TCTTGAGGTGTCTTCGCGAACCGCAATGGAAACCCATCGTCTAGGAGGGCCTGTTGCCGTCCCGTAATCCGGCCCCGCTCGCCTTTCGCGTCCAACATAAACAGCGCCCCACGGAACCACACCAGCATGTCAAATTCGCTCAACAACACGACCTTCGCACCCACGCGGCGGAGCGCCTGCACGATGGCCGCTTCGCTGACGTCACGCTTCACTGCCCATCGCTTGAGACTCATCACGCGCCTTTCTGGGCACACAGCGCGTAGAACTTCTCGTAGAAATCTCCCTTCGCCTGATACCAGCGCGCCAACTCGTCGCCGTGTGCCCAATGCCCCGCTGTGACGATCCGATCGTCGAGTTTCACTTTCCGGTCACGGTCGTCATCCGTGAACTCCGGCACGAAACGCAACGGCTTCTCGTGGACGCCAGCCGTCTTGCACGCGTGACAGAGACACGGCCGATCCTCCCAGCGCAGCGCTTCGGCTCGTCGCCATTCATGGGCTTGTTCTGCGTTCATCTGAAACAACTCAGGGCCTGGGTCTCGCCGCGGGATCGCCTCAATCCACTCGACCGGCTTCGGAAAGTACTTCAGTTGCTGCGCGCAGCGATCCGCGCCGCATTGAATCGCTCTCAAATCGAATCGCCGTAGGGCCTTAAAATAGGCATTCCTGATATCGGCGATATCTTCCCGATCGCCGCGGAGCTTAAAGACCTTCGTCAATCCGCTGAAGATGGCTGCGAATGGAACCATGTCGACATCGATCACTTGTACATTGCCTCTTCTTTGGCGAGGAACGCGCGTATAGATTCCGCATCTGCTTGGAGTTCCGCTTCGCGATCGCGCGCTGGCTTGACCGGCATCGTCACAAACTCTGCATCGAACAATGGTCGCCAGAACTTCGCCACGTCTGAGGGCACCGCGCCGTCTGCTGGTAGCGCATCCATGACGCGGTCGTACCATGCCCGCAACTTGGTATCTGCATCCAGCTCCGCACCGCCGAGCGCATCCTTGAACTGCCGATGCAGAAAGGCCGGCACACATACACGCCCACATGCCGCGTGGGCTCGATGCTCGTTTCCGATTAGGGACGCACCGAATCGTTCGCGCGCGCGTGTGTGTGTGTGTATTTTCTTAAGAGACTGAGACGGAGACGGAGAGCTTGATTTTGCTTGTGTTTCTGCTTGTGTGTTTTTGGTATTTGCTTGAAGCAAAACCTGACGCTTAAGTGCTTGAGTCTTAAGGCCTCCGAGCCTTCCGGCTTGACTGCGAATACGACTTCTAGTGCTCTTTAGTCGGCTCGCCTCGGCGTATATTTGGACTTGATTCGGATTCACTAAAAACCCTTTTCGGACACGCCAGTACCGCTCAATCTGTGGCCATGCACTTGACCATTCGTCAAGGGTCGCTCCTGTCGCACGCCGAATCGCCTCGTGGTCATTCGGCAGCTTGGCTCCTCTCAGCCACGCCTGTGTCAACATCTCCCGATAGAGTCCGCGCGCCGCCATTGGCAACAAGAACGCGCTAGAACCAGTCCAGCGGTCAGTCCAGAACCATTCCGCAAGTAATTTCGCAGGCGCCATCTATCGCTCGTTCAGATAGCCGTTCAGATAGCCGATCGCGAATCCCAGCACCGCGCCGCAGATTAGCCCGATCGCCGCGACGATGATCAATTGCTCAGGCGTTGCACACGTCATAGCGCTTCCTCGCCTCTCTACTGCTCGTGCCACAGGGCTACGACCAGTCCCCACAGCACGCCGCAGATAATCGCTCCCGCCGCCGCAATGTCTCTCACGATCCGCATGTCATCGCCCTCCGTTTGTGGGGGCAGGCCCCGAAGTCCCTCCTAGCCCTGGCTCCTCACGGAATTGTGGGTCTACCAAGACGATGGCCCCGCTCTTTCAGCTCACCATCAGACCCAGGGCCTGCCCCAACCTCGTTGTTCACCACCGCAGATTCTTCTCGTGTCGGCAACAGCACCCGACACCACAGACACGTGATCTTGTATCTGGGTGAGGGCTCATGCTGCCCAGTCGGACTTTGCGGACAGATGTTCATGAGACCTCCTGATCGAACTGCCGTTTCAGTAGTTCGTTCTTGTACCAGTCAGGCAAGCCGCGCGAGACGGCACGCCGAATCTTTGGCCATGCCCACGCGTAGAGTGCTCCTGCGATTTCGTCGCGGCATTCCTTCTCGATATCGGTCGGCACTTCCGACATGATCTTCGCAATATCGCGCGGCGAATCGTCAAGCTCTCCGCGCTCGCGAAGATGCTGAACCGCTTTCATCCATCGCGCTTGTGATGTGTAAGTGGCGATCAGGCCGTCCAGAATATCAGCGCGGCCAGGATTGTCGACGCGCCATGCTTTCGATTGCACTTCCTTGAAGGCTTCACTGACGAACTTCCCCATCAGGCATTTCTTGTCTGGCCCGAAGAGGCTGTAATCCTGTGGTTTTACTACAACGCCTTCAATTAACTGGCCGCCGAGGACGCTTTGGCGCTCAAGGAACTGTCTGAATAACGTAATATCGTGGAGTTCGCCAGCGTGTAACAGCGGTACAACTTCCAAGCCGAGACGAGTCGCTTCAGCGCGTTTCTCGTCCTGTCCAAGATAGGTCTCATGGCCGCTATTGATGTCGAATAACATGATGTGTTGATTCGGGATGCGGTCATAGGCCAGCCCATTGTGGCGCGGCTTCTTGAGATACTCGCCGCGATAGGTCCAGCCGACATGTAATTGTGGCGCGAGCCGCTTAACGGTTTCCACAGCCTCCTTAAACATCGGCTCTGGCGCGTCGGCCATCATCACGGCGCCTTTAGACCGCACGCGCAGGACCGTCGCGCCGTCCGGCAGTGTGCCATCGCGCTCGTAGGCATCAAACAACCCGAACGAGAACTGAGACCCATCGACCTTTTCTTCGACGTAAACGGGCACCGTCAGGAGTTTGGCAATCGCGCGATGCCCCAGCGCGAAAATTGACGGATACGAATGCCAACTATCCACACGTCACCTCTTACCGAAATCGTAGCCGTCGTTGTCCATCACGCCCCAGCGCATGCCACGCATACCGACACGCGTCTCGGCAATAGATCCGCTGCCGATTCAAGCGATGCGCGATCGCTCGGCCGCACTGCGGGCAGTGAACCGCGCGATTCGCCCTCCGCGATGCCGCACGGTCAGATTCAACAGCTTGCGATGACTGACGCGAGAGACCCATGCCCAAAACCTGATTCGCCAACTCCGCACGGGGACCGCTCCTTTCTGCCGCTGATCGCGCGCGGCCATCTGGTGTAGTTCGCGCCAAGCCCATACCGTCTCCCGATGGTCTGTGAGGCTCATGTGTCGCCCTTACAGCTTGAATCGCAGCGCCTTGAGATCGCCAGCGATGATCAGTTTCTCGTCCGCATTACCAGTAATTCGAATGAGTGCCGCATGCACAAAACCGTGATGTCGGCCACACAGCGATACCACATTGCTCGTCTGACATTTCCCTCCGTGTGAGCGGTAGACGATATGGTGTAAATGATGGGATGGGCATTTACAGTTCGGAATCCGGCAACGACCCTTGTCGCGCGCTCTGACCGCTTGCCGGCATTCCCGTTCCTGTTTCGCGAGGTCCGCTTTGCGTTGGATCCGATCCACGATGCGCGGTGGCTTCTTCGGGAAGCCGAGCCGCGGATCCGTCATGTCGATACTCATAGAACTGGTCTCGGGCGAGTTGCAGGCCCAGCGTAAATAGGGCGTCGCTGAAATTACTTGTAGTCATCAGTCAATACCAAAAGGGTCCAGAGTCTCTGGCGTCAAACCATGCAAAGATCCAGACGATGATGACGATCGCTAGCAACGTCATGACGCCTGCTTCCTCTTCGTCTTTCGTCGTCGCCTGTCCACTGTGGCGGCCAGAAGTTGTTGGCGGAGTCTCGGATCTGGCACGCTTCCGAAAAAGCCATTGTCTGCGGCACACATGATCGCCTCAGCACTACGGAGCTTGCGTTCGGCCGCTATACGCATGATGTAGATGTTCGCGCCCGTGCGCAACACGACCTCAATCGGACAGCGTTTGTGCGTATCACGAATACAGCCGTCTTCGTCCAGCGCCCAGCGGGTGCGCGTGCGACGTAATCGTCTGAGAAACTCCGTGCGTGTCATGAGATCTCCTCTGTCTTCTACGCCTGTGCGGCTTTGTTCATCTTGCGATCCTGGACACTCTGCACGATACGCCAGCACGCATCACACAGCACGTGCAGGACGTACTCGCCGACCGTGGCCAGCTCGAACTGGTGCCCACAACGTCGGCACGTGCGCGTCACGGTCGTGAATACCGGGACGTCGTTGATGTAGTCGTAATCGCTGACGACGGTCCAGCGGCCAGCCATTAGAACGGCACCGAATCTTCATCGACGGGCTGGCTGTGCTCGTCCATCACGTCTTCGTCACGGAGATGCGCTGACCGTTGCGAGGCCGCCGGCGCGCCGCCGAGCAACACGATCCGCTCGCTGCGGATTTCGGTTGTATATCGCTTGTTACCGTCTTTGTCCTTCCACTCGCGCGTTTGGAGTTTGCCTTCGACGTAGACGGACTTGCCCTTCTTCAGATACTCCGCGAGCGATTCCGCAGACTTCCCCCAGAGCACGACACGATGCCACTCGGTCCGCTCCTGTCGTTGGCCCTGTTTGTCGTTCCAGACTTCGGAGGTGGCCAGCGTGAAAGATGCAACGGCCGCCCCGGTAGACGTGTAACGCAGCTCCGCGTCGCGTCCAAGATTGCCGACCAGAATCACTTTATTGACTGACCCCATTTAAGCCACCGCCATTAATTGCTGCACGTCGTTTAGCTCTCGCTCGACCTCACTGAGGAACAACCGCACCGCCAACTCGTACGCCTTGAGATCGAGATCGCGCGCGAAGATCCGCGTGACCTTCAGCCGTAACGGCTCGGGGAATGTCGGATGGAACGAGACGAAGTCCCCCAAGGACGCGCCAGTCAGCCACAGGCTATGCGTGATCTGCGTTTGGTATTCCTGTGGCAATCCGCCGCGTAGATAGTCCAGATGCGTCGCCGCCTTCGGGCACTTGATTTCGATCAGGCCGTCCTGTGTCAGGCCGTCCGGTGAGCAGCCAGCCATAAGCTCGTCGTGCGCCACGAAGCCGACCGACTGGACGTAGATGCCAGTCTCCGCTTCGTAGGCCGCGCGGGCATCTGGCTCGAGTAGGATGCCTCGTTCCATGTCGGCGTTGGTGTAGCCGTTCTCTTGAGATTCGCCCGTAAGCCGTTCGAGTACGAGCTGCAGCCGCAGGTTGCGCCGAGATGCGGACTCGCCCTTCTTGATCGTCGCGAAGGCATCGGCCGCACGCGATCCGGTCAGTCGTCCAAGTCGGGCGGCCTGCCATGCCGGCGAGCGTTGATCGCAGACGATGATTGTCATGCGACCGCCTGCGGCGTCTGCTTGTCCACCGCGAGCGCACGTGCCTTGAGGGCTTCCCACGCCTCACGCTTCGTCGTCGAGACGTAGGCGCGAAACGCCTTCGCGGATCCTTCCCACGCCTTCCTGAGCACGTCCTGGCCGTTGTCGGCCACGGCGGTCATGTCCGCCCACCAATCATCAAATCCCTCTGGGGTGGGTGGTGCTGGCGCTTGCCGTTGAGCATTGCCTCGGCTCTGTGCAGCTTCAGCGTCGTCATCTTCCGGGGCGACACCGGCGACCGATTGGAGGGCATAGCGTCGCAGATACGTGATGGCACTGCCGACGGACTGCGGATCGCCAGTCGGCAACATCGTTGACACGCTGTCTTCCATCCACTGACCCGATGCGTGCAGCAATCGTGTCAGGACCGACACGACGCAGACTACGCGGACGCCATAGCGCGTCTCGCCACTTTTCGCAGTCCACTCGTACGGTTCAGGCGTGCCGGCGTACTCGGTCTTCGGAAACTGCACCGTTGACAGTCCGTACTTGGCGAAGGGCACTTGAATCGCCTCGCGCACGCTGGCGAGGTCGGCGTACTTCGAGCGAAAGAACGGATTCGCGGAATCCTTCAAAGCCGAGCGCATCTCGCCCTGCGCTTTCGACAGCGCCGCTGCTAATTCGTTGATCTGTTCCGAGGTCTGCATGATTACTCTCTCGTCAGGCCAAGCACTGCATCTACGATCGCGGCCGCCTGCTGTTTCCGCATCGCGGCATACCGGCCCGCCTTGGCCTTGTCGGCAAGCTCTAAGGCAGTGAACTCTTGCGCGACGAGCAGCACGCTATAGACATCGAGCCGCTCCATCACGTTGTCGATCGCCTGCTGCCGTTTCCGATCACGTCGGATCGTGCGGTCGGTCGTTCGGACGTCAGTTGGCGTCTGGGCGTACATGGCGAGATACATGGGCTCACCTCCGATGCGTACAGCACGCATCACACGTGGGGTTGACGAACGCGCCATCTTGCGAGACATCGGTACAACAGATCGGTTTCACTTGGCGACAGACCATGCATCGCGCCCGGTCCGAGTCGTCTTCGGCCAAGGCGAGCGTGCCGATCTCTAACTCGCGCGGCTTCATCGGGTCGGTCTGATCGAGATACATGGCCTGTCTCCTTGCTTAACTAGTCCCATTCCCAGCCGCGCGGATTCGGGCCTATTGCGTAGCGTGTTTGTTGATCTGCCGAAAGGCGCCGTTTCTTACGCTGAGGCTTACGTACTGTCTTTTTGGTCCTCGCCGCTCGCGCCGCCTTCTTCGCCATCTTGTCTCCTTCAGCAGTATCCCGGCCCGCTGTACGAGGTCGTGACGGACGTCCACGACTGGCTCTCCGACATCCCGAGCACGTACGCGGGCACTTCGTACGCCCCGCTCGCCGCGTTGTAGTAGGGACTCACCTGCAGAAATCCCGATCCGACCTGCTGGGATCCGTTGTAGACGTAGACTTGATACCAGGCACAGGCATCGATCGAGTCGAGAATCTGGACGATGCTCTCGGCCTTGACCACGACCCCAAGGCCAAGAGACTCTCCGATGGGACTCGCCGCCGTTCCGCCGATCACCGCCGCCATCGCCATCGCTACTAATAGTCGTTTCATTGTTTAATTCCCACACCCTAGTCACGCGGAATTACGTGACCGTCTTCGTCACCACATGCGCCTTCGCAGAATCATCGAGTTGCGCGGAGCCCCTGACGTCGTGAATCTGCGCGGAGTCCCCGACGCCGCGAATCTGCGCGGAGCCCCTGACGCCGTGAATCTGCGCGGAGTCCCTGACGCCGTGAATCTGCGCGGAGCCCCTGACGCCGTGAATCTGCGCGGAGTCCCTGACGCCGTGAATCTGCGCGGAGTCCCAGACGCCGTGAATCTGCGCGGAGCCCCTGACGCCGTGAATCTGCGCGGAGCCCCAGACGCCGTGAATCTGCGCGGAGCCCCTGACGCCGTGAATCTGCGCGGAGTCCCTGACGCAGTGAATCTGCGCGGAGCCCTCGACGCCGCGAATCTGCGCGGAGTCTTGCACGCGCACGATCCGCCCCGCCCGCACATCACACACGATGGCGGTGCCGCCAACGATCCAACAGCCATCCACCACAAGGTGATGCTCGCCATCGACCCACAGCATGCGACCCGCGATCCGACGCGTCTGATCTTCCGCGCCACGCTCAAGTGCCTTAGTCAACCACCGCGGGCGCGTCTCTTCGTCGAGCCGCCAGTGCCACGTCGCCACGTCCAGCCAGTTATCTGGCACCAGTTCAGCTTTCGCGAAATGCTGGATATAGACATCGGTATCTGGCAGCTTGAAATACGTCACCAGGTCCGAATGGGAATCGAGCATCGGGTGATGGAGCACGTCGCCGTTCTTGAGAATCAGCACTGACAGAAAGTTGCACATAATGGCCCTTACTTCTTGTGCTTCTTCTTGGGCGGTCGCGAGACGATGCCCATTGACGCCAACCACTTCGTATTCATCACGCCACCTCGCTTTTCACAACCGGCTCATGCAACTCCGCTTTCGCCGGCTGCGGTTTCAAGAGCCCCAGCAAGCCCGCAAGCAGTTGCTGCGCGGCCTCTTCCGGCTTGGCTGCGATGGCCACCGTGTACGAATACTGCTGCGCCACGAGCTGGGCATGTTTCGCGCGCACGTCACGCGGCAGACTCGCGAGGAACTCCAGCGAACAGCGTTTCTCCCCATTCAGTACGGCGTGCAGATAACTCTTGGCTTTGCCCGTGTGCTGCTCCAGCGCGTCGTAGGTGTAGCCACAGCCACCTGGCGGCTCACTGAAGATTGCTCGTCGCAACAGCGCCAGCGCGAGTTGCACTCGGTGAATCGCCGTTCTCCGTTCGTCGTCCGCTCGGTGAACAGACATTCGCTGACAGTCGGGTGGCGAAACGACAAGACTGGACGCCATGTCAGACACACTCCGAACGGTTCAGTTGTTGATGGAATTGATTCGCGTGGTCTCGCGTCTCAGCGACCGCGTTTATGCCTTGGAGGTCGCCGCTTGCGACGAAAGGGAGATGCGCCCAAGACGCGCCCGAGACGATGCCGCTGACGGTGTTTCGGGCAATCCCGAACTGCGCCGCGATGTCCTTGTGTCGCAGGCCACGAGCGGCCAAGGCACGAATCTGGTGGACCTGAGCGGCATTCAGTTTCTGCCGACCAAAGGCGTTGTAACGGCCCTTGCAGATTGAATCGAGGACGTTATCTCGTTGCGTGCCGAGGAAGAGGTGGTCTACATTGACGCAGCGCGGATTGTCGCACCGATGGAGCACGCTGAGGCCCGCCGGAATCGGCCCGTTCGCCAGCTCCCACGCCAACCGATGGGCGCGGATGACCGGCAGTCCTTCGTGTTTGCGGTTGATCTGGACGTGGCCGCTGCGCGAGGAGACGCAGCCCTGCACTTCCCAACAGCCACTCGGCTGTTTCACGGTGCGGGCGGCCAACCGTTCAGCCGGCGTATACGCGCGATTGCGCCCACCCCGTAGCCCAACGCGCGAGACCCGCGCTTGTGGCTGTCTGCCACTCACCCCTGGGGCTGATATTGAGCTGTTATGTTTACCTGCGGACATGGCTATTTACTCGTTGCCATCAGGCGAGTTAAGGGCTTGGCCCGAGGGGGGCTCGGACTGCCCGCCAGTCTCGTGTGGCACCCACGCCTCAACCGAAACGCCCGTGACGCCCTCGAAATGGACAGCCGTGGCGAGGCCAGGGAACCGCTTGCCGCTCAGGATTTGTGACAGGTAGGTCTGGTCAACTTCAAGGAGTTCAGCCGCTTGCCGCTGATTCAGCTTGCTGCGGTTAATCCATTCTCGGAGTCGCTTCCGTCCGGTTTGCATGTGTAGAAGATAGGCTATTAGCCACAGCGTGTCAAGCACTTAATTTGTAATCTGAGGGCGGACCGCCACAACAACCTATGATAGACAATGGCATGCAGACGATGCGCGCGCGCCTCTTGCTGGCACGAAATATTCATGCGTGCCTCATAGCTCGCGGAGAAAATCAAACAGCCCTAGCCGTCTGGTGTCGGAAGAAGTCGTCCTGGATCAACAAGATACTGGCCGGCAAGCGCCCGATGCACATTGACGATTTTGATCGGGTCGCTGACTTTTTAGGTATCGGTGTCTACCAATTATTTCAGCCCGGTATTAGCGCACTGACAGAGCGGCGTCGTCGCGCAGACCGCCGCAAAGGGCGGGAGCGGCGGATCGGACATGCAGAACGCATGATTGTTTTGCGTGACTCTATTGGCCCCAGGGAACAGCATGAAACGACAGCAGCGAAATCGGCGGCGGACATCACCGCGGAGATCCAAGCACTCGTCGCCGACTTTGCCGCGCGTGCGAACAGTCTGTTGGCCCCACCGGACGCTCGGCGACAAGATCCACGAACTCGGCCGGCTGAGCCCAAACCACGTCCACGTCGTAAACGCGCTCGTGGACCAGATGCTCCTAACCGTGACGCTTAAAGCCATCAAAGGCGCGTGAGCCATTCTCCCTTGACGATGCGCGTATACTTCCCAAGTGGAGGCGCTGATGGACTTGATTGAATACTTGGCGAACTTCTGGCATCGCTGGTTCGACCCCGAAACGCGCGGCGACGATGAGGAGGATTACGCTTGAAACTGAAACTTGTCGTTCTCTTGCTCGCCGCCCTCGCTTTCTCCGGATGCGCCACCGTCAACAGCACGATGCGCTCATGGGAAGGCCAGCACTATGCGCAGCTCATCATGCGATGGGGGCCTCCCCAACAAGTCTTTGATGATGGGGCCGACGGCAGAATCTTGGTTTACGCAGCCGGTCGCGCCTGGGTCGCGCCTGGCACCGCACGCACGACGACGACTTTTAATGCGACAGCCTACGACGCTCTGATTTGGGGCACGGCCACGAGCCGCACGGTCTACACGCCAGCGCAAGTGACTGGATATACAGCGTATCGCATGTTCCACATCGACAGCCGCGGTTATATCAACGGCTGGACTTGGCGCGGCCTGTGAGCAATGCCTGTGAGACTTGTGGACCGTGAGCCGCCCTCGCTGATGTGGATCTTCATCAGTTGGGGCAGTGTCTTTGTCTTGGCCCTGCTCGGGTTGTGGCTGATTGGGCCTGTGCCGCTCTAGCAGTCGCGGAAGTGGTGCGTCACCTTCCGCAACTCGAAGATCGTCAGGGCGCTATAGACAAGGGTATTGACCGCAAGGTGCGTTTCGCGTCGCTGGAGCAAGGCCCCGATGTTGTAGAGGGCTGCCCCGCCCGCGAACAGCAGGCCGCCCAGATGCCAGCCGCCCTTGACGCGTTCTGCGCAGCCTGATTCGAGGAAGGTCATGCTAGACTTCCCAGCGGCTCTCTGATGGGTGCGATTCTCCGTGGCAACGCACCCGCCTTCAGACGAAGGCACAGAGAGCCCTTCATTGTTCCGCGCCCATCAATTGCACCGAGACCCGATCCGATCCGCTGATGACATCGCCGTGGCCGAGTCTCGCCACAATGGCGTAATCCCCGGCGGGAACCGCCCTCCAGTCGACCCGGTACAACGTGCGCGAGGGTTCGATTGACCACGCCGAGCGCCGTGCGAAGTCGCCGCCATCGGTCTGTACATCAATCCACCGATCATCTGGCGAGGGATGCACGCGCACTTGAATCGACAGATTCGCCGGCGCAAACGCCAAGCGCGGCGAGACACTGATCGCGATGGACTTGGGTGCCGCCTGCACAATGTGCATCAGATAGAAGATGGCCCACATCGTGACGAAGATCGTGGCCGCCAAATGTGCTCTCACCCGTACACCACCTTGACCGCCAACATGCCGGCCACGGTGCCGCAGGCCGCACCGAGCGCGTAGCATTCCCGCGCGCCAACGGCATCAGTGCGCGCCGCACAGCGCGAATTCGCAAACCACACGAAGCTGATTGCGAAGCCCACCATAAACGCGCCGACCCAGTGCTGGCCCGCCACCTGCCCCACATTGGTTGCGGTGAGCGCGACGATCGTGAAGCCCCGCAGGAAGATGGCGAGCTGTGGTTTCACGGCTTCTCTTTGAGGAATTCCACGCCATTAATATTAAAGAACACAGCCGCCGCATGGTCCTCGTCGGTCTCGCCGCGGAACCATTGCAGGAAATGTCTTAGCGCGGATTCGCGGAACCGCTCACGCTCCTCGTCGCCTGCCGCTTTCATCCAATTTCGCTTGTCGTATTTCGTCGCGCCTTTGTCGAGATGGGCCGCCCATCGATCAAACATTGGCCCATCGAAGACGAGCGAGTAATCAATCTTGCCGTCGGTCACGTCGCGCACCATGCCGCCAGAGAACTGCTGCCGCTGCCCGCTATCCTTAATGTCGAACGCCATTACGCCGTGAACTCCTCAATCGAGACAATGACACCGCGCGGGATTTTTGTAATGCGGCCGAATTGCTCTAACCCAGCCACCCAGTCAGCAGCCAACGTCACATATTTGGCCGTCTCGCTGACCTTGAAACCGACACTGATGACAAGCGTGATCGCCTCGCTGAATTCGGCGATGTCATCGGAGCCATACCATGTACTGGCGGCATCTTCGGCATCGTCCCAGATCACCTTGACGAGTGGCGCGTTCATGCAGCCCCCTTTTTACAACTGAAATGGATGGCGGAGTTCGGCCCGCGCGCGGGCACCGAAGATCCGCCAACACGCCCATGCCACGATCGCGAACCATGCGACTACTGCGAGCGCGATCATGGCGCGTAAGGCTCCGCCTGGGTAACCCCAGACCGCCAAATTGTCGGAGGGGCGAGATAGCCGAGCGCCAACAGTTCTTGCCGGAGCGCGATGTGCTGCTGCACGTCACCAACGACCCGCGCCCGCACTTCCGCCAAGCCCTCTGGTGTTAACCGATTCGCGGCGCGCCATTTACTTTGGTTCATCACAACTTTCTGCTGCTCAAGCCGGAACATTGCCCCGAGACTTTCTTGTGATCGGCTCAGCCCTTTCAGGCGCATCAGGTCGACTTTGGTATCTTGGACCAGCTTATCAGGCAAGGGCGCCATCTGGCACTCCATGAGCGCGCCGTTGATCATTGGGAGATCGTGACCCTTGATGTAGTGTCCAGTCACGAGATCTGCCTGCTGGTATGCATCCACGAATCGTTTGAGGATATATGACAATTCGTGCTCGCCAAGCAGATACACCGTCACGTCTTCCGGCCGATCTGTCCAGGCCCACGCGATTGCCGTTACCTCGGCGGTTGTGAAATCGGAGCCCAAATAGGTCAGCGGCCGATTCTCAATGTCAAAGTCCAATACCAGCAATGGGCGCGTTTGTACCCGAATTGGACACGGCGCGATCGTCAGCGACTCAGCTGGGCTCTGACGTTTGGGCCGGAGAATGATCTTCAATCTGGATATCGAATGCCACGCCCTCGGGTAATCCGAGCACGCTCTTGCCCGATTTGAGCGCTTCCACTTCCGGCTGTAGGGTGTCTTCCATCCAATCGATCATCTCCAGCCGCTGCTTCAGCCGAAACTGCGCGTAGCGGATCGCTTTCAGTTTCCGCTCTTGCCTGCTGTCCCTGCTTAAACTCACTTAGCCGTCTCCTGATGTGATCGTTGACTTGTTTGGCGAGTTCCATAGATGGTGCACGACCGCGATAGTCACTGCCGATGTAGACACTACGCGCGTTCCCATTCTCAGATTCGCGGTAGCGTTTCCTGACCGCGCGCCCATGTTTCGATGCGCAGTAGCGCTTCTGGACGGCGCTGGCCTTTTCCGTAGCGTTGTAGCGTCGCAAGCGGGCGCGCCGTGCGACCACGCAACGATGATATCTGTCGCCACCGACATACATCGGCTCGCCATGGCACTCACACAACCTGTTCGGGTCAATGGGCATGGCGCAGAATGTCTGGACTTGTACGTAACTCCCGACGGTTTGTCCTCACCACCAGCCCGCCAGTACGCCTACCAGTAGCGCGATGAATAGGCACACAATGACAGCTGAGACCGGATCGGTCTGTTTCATGTGTCATCGTCCGCGACACGAATGGATGTCAGGAACTTACGATCGTTCCAACTCAGGCGGTAGGGCTTCTCAGGATCTGGGTCAGTCGTCCAGCTCGCGCTAGCTTCGCAATGCGGGCAGATGTCAGGAATCTGTTGTTGAACCACTTGATACCAATGACTACAACGGCGACAGAGGAGGATGCGGCCCACGATGATCACGTCTCGGCTTCCGCATCCGCGCAGGGGACCATCAGCGGATAGCGACAGGTGCGACATAGCACTTCGAGCCATTCGGTGCGGAGATTCGAGCCGTCAATGCTGCCGACCTGATAGCGCGGCGCTTCCCAGCCGTCCTTGGAGGCACACTTCGGGCAGGCCTTGGGCGGAGCGATCATTCCGTCTCCGCACACTTCACTTCGCACGCACAATGATCAGGATGGCAACGAACCGAGCATTTCGGATCCTCTTGTACGACTTGCTTGCCGGTGGGGTTGCCATCTTCGTCCAGTTCAGGGACGCACTTCTTGAGGCATTCACATTTATGGTCGGCATCAGCGCTTGGATGCTTCGTACAGAAATAACCATCCGGCGGAGTCGCGTGCCATGACTGCCCCGGATACTGCTCCCGCTGTTGCCCGCCTCCCACGGCGAATCCGACCGCGGCACATGTCAGCATCACCCACGGCACACACCGCGCAATATCCATTCGTTTCATGGTCGCGTCCTCATGCGCTCCGCTTTGCCAGCCGCTCCAGTGATATCTGGTGCTTCGCCATCATGCGCTTGGCGGACGCCCGCACCTTTCGTTGCGCGTACCACTGTTTCGTATACGCGCGATGACACGCCTTGCAGTACCCGTCACCGCTGAACTCCGCGAGCGGTTTCACGTCTTCGCATTTGGAGCAGAACCGTTCGGTGCGCTGCGCCTTGGGTCTCGCCTTCGGCATGGCTACTCCGCTAGCCGCGCGCCGACGTGATCGGGCGGCCGATGGCATCCGTCACGGTCCAGCGATGGGTCAGCGCGAGGCCCTGCACGGCCAGCAAGATCAAGTCGGTCGTCGCTTTCAGCTCCGCCAGTTGCGTGAGCACGTCCGTGAGGAGCGCGAGCGGCACCATCGGTTCGGTCTCAGTCATTTGTGATCCCATTCGGCATGAATGTGTTCGTTGGCTGTGCCGAGCCCCTCTAAGAGCACGTCGTACTCTGGGCCGAGCTCTGCCTGGAGCGCTCGCACGAACGCACGCTTGCTCTCTCGGGTCGGAAAGTTTTTGGTCCGGAAGTCCAAGGCCGCGTAGGTGTAGTGCTTGGAGCCCTTCATGTGCTTGCCATCATTCCCAGACGTGATGACCACGCGCTGCACTGGAAGGGCGAGCCGCGAGACCGCTGCGGCGATCCAGAGGATCGGCGGCGTTACGCCCGGCTTGCATGCCAGCTCAGTCACGGCTTACTCACACGATATCGCATCTTTAGCCAAGCGTGACTACTACATGTTGTGGTCACCGGAATATTTTACGGCTGACGCGCCGAGATGGGCTGTGCCAGCGGAGGCATAATGCACGCGGCTGGATCCGCGCCGGCGGCCTTCGCCGTGAACACACAGAGTTGTCGCAGGTAGAAGCTGTTCTCGCTGACATGCACACGCTGCTCGTCTCTGATCGTGTCGAGTGTCAACCCGAAGCCTTGGCTGCCCTGGTAGACCAGATAGAGAGCAATGAAGCCGGGAATCCCGTATCGCCAGAGGACGCGTGCCCAGATCGGCAGATCGCCGTTGTATCCAGTGCGTCGCTCGCTATGTCGCCGATCGTTTTCTGTGCCCTGAGTGGTCATGGCCCGTGGTATCCTGTGCTGTTGGCGGTCTTCGCCTTCGCGCTGTTCGTCTTTATTGTTCTTCTGGCCATCGCCCCGTGGCGTTTCGGTCGGAAACGGAAACGCGCACCTTCTCGGCATCTGGCAGACCAAACCGTTTCGCAAACGCTCGCTGGCCCAACACCGACCGGAGCGCCGCTTCGGGATCCATCCCGCGCTGAATCATTCGCTGCGCTTCCCGAAACTCCGCACTCGACAGCTTCGTCTTCAGATCCGCTGGTAGCGGTGACGCTTCCGCTTTCGACTTGGGAGATGGCTTGCCAGGTACTCGAGGACGAGGCGCGGCGGCGGGTTCTGCGGCTGGTGAAGCGGCAGCCGCGCTGACCGGCTCTTTCCCCATCTCTCTGAGTACGTTGTAGCCGTACCGCTCGCGCTGGGCCACGTCCGCCTCGGTCATGGCTTTGTCGGCCCGTTTGAGCAGATCGCTACGGACATCATTCCGCCGAAGAGGCGATGTGGCCTCTGGTGGAGCGGAAGGTGCCGCCTCGCTGCGGGCTTTCATCGCGCCCGAGACACGCTCGGCAATCCGCGCCCCAGCGGTCACGCGTCCTTCGCCTAATGCGACCTGCGCCAGGTCCTTCGCCATCTGCGGCGTTGCCACCCCTTTCATGGTGCGGGCAATCGTCGGCATTGCACTAACAGCCTTCGGTCCAAGATAGGACATGGCAGCGGCCAACCACAGCTTCGGATCCTGAAGGTCGGTTTTGACGCTGGCGCCAATGCGCTGCATCGTGCCCCGCGGATCGTTGAACAAAGCGCCAAGCGAAGTGCCTGACGGATCTGGCGTGTCGAAGTAGCTCGATGGGTAAGTTTGTCCGCCAATCGTGACGCCGCCACCAATGCGCGGAGTCTCGCGCGACCCTGCATTGCCCGCATTTGGATCGGTCGATAGATATTCGCCCGCGTTCGGATCGGTGGAGAGATATTGCGTTTGTCCCATCACTGCACGGCCTTCCAACCCTTACCGTCCCATTCGCCGATTTTCCCGTTAAACGTTCGACGCTCGCCAATCTTCGGACCAGTGGCACCTGGCTTCTTTTCCATGAACGTGCCCTTCGACAACGATTCGCGGCGCGTGCTCAGGAGTTCTCGCGCGGCCCCAATCGCCGCCTTCAACTGATCTGGCGTCATGTCGCCAGAGATCAGGTCTTGCGCCTGTCGCAGTTTGGCGTCGCTCGTGCCGTTGCCCGTCCCGCCGCCTTGGAGAATCTTGGCGATTTCGTCAGCGAGGATATTCCGCGCAAATTCGAATGTCACGACATCGGTCGACCCAAACTGTTTCTTACCAGCAAGGATGGCCTTATTGATCACCTGCACGTTGCTGCGCTTGAAGTCGTCGGACGCGCGCTCCAAGACGGGTAAGGTCTTTTCGATGTTGTCGAGGAACCGGATGGTGTTCTGTGTGCCAGGGCTACTCGCGAACTTGTAGCCAGCTTCCGAGGATTGCCAATTGAAGTTCGGATCGCGTTTGTTCACTTCCGCGACGACAGCTTGCTTGAACTTCACGCCGCGGTTCCCCATCCCGCCTACCAACGACAACTGGCTCGGCGCCATACGACCCGAGAGAATCGCGGTTGCTGCGCCCAGGACATCGTCCGGCTGGATGGGTTCGTCGCCTGCGGCCGGCGCGCGACCAGCCGCCTCGTACGATCCCTTCGTCCTCAGCCGCAGTTGCGCCTTCTCGGTGCGCGTCAGCTTCCGCTTCAGCTTCTCTTCTTCAGCGGCGAGCACGTCTGCGAACTGCGCATCGAAACTTCCCGGCGTGCTGGCTTCCCGATCTGCGATGAAGGGCTTTGCGAGTGGCGGCTCTCCAGCCGACGACAATGCGCCAGCGGTCGGAACTTGCACGGCTGGCAGTTCATATATCGTCCGCAACTGCGACGGCTTCATATCGCCGAATAGTTCGCCGGTCTTGATCGTGATGGCATCACTCGCCATCGCTTCATCGCCGTACGTTTTCTTCGCCTGCTCGTAAATCTCTTTCGCCTTGTTCTTCTTGCGCATCGACAGCGGCGCGCTGACATTCGGCAGCGTCGTCGACTGTGCGCCAGGCACGCCGTATTGATTCGCCAGATTGAACTGGTCTAAGGCGATCTGGTTCTGCAGGCCAGGGTCGGCAGGGCTCGTGTTCAGATCTGCCCCGCCGATGAGTTCGCCGGCGCGCTCTTTCGCGGCCTCCCGAAACTTCTCTAGCCGCCCGATGCCCGCCTGCTCGCGTTGGAAGCCCGCCTGTTCGCGTTGCATCTGCAGTGCTTCATCCGCGCGCCGGTTGTCGGCCGTCATATTCGCCATTTGCGATTCGCGAACGGCACGCTGCTCCTGTAGCTGCTGGTCTTCCATCCCCTGCTGACGGCGCATCTGCTGCGAGCGCATGAACCCGCGCATCATCGCCGCGGCTTCGGGCGAGCCCGGTTTCATGGCCCCCACGATCAGGGGCGCCATCTCGATCAGTTGTCGAATGTCAAACGGCATGAGTGATTACCAGCCGAAGCCGCCGAGGTTATTTGACCCGCCACCAGCTCCGCCGCCCGGCCTGCCGCCGAACGCCCCAGACAGATACGGCAGCGCCGACCCGAGTGTCTCGTACCAACTCAGGCCCTGATTGCGATTCGCCTGCCCGATGCCGTACAACTGCAGCGCCATGTTGCTGATCGATTCCGGAGTCGGCGCCTGTCCAATCGCCGCCATCGACTGCTGGAGGGCATTTGTCGGCAGTTCCTGAAGCATGCCCGCGATCGCGAGCGCTTCTTGCCTGCGGTTCTGTTCGTCCGCCCGCACGCGTTCGCCGAGCGCGGCTGATTGCCCCGCGCTCATGATGGCGCCCTGCTGCGGCTGGTTGATCAGATTATTCAGCACCTGAATGAAATTCACATCGCCCCGCAGCACCGCCTCTTCCGCGCCGGGGATGGACGCGATCAGATCCTGGGCTTCGCGTTCGCGTGACCGCTGTTCTTCAATCTGCCGATACGCCAGTGTGTTCTGGGCACCCGCCCGCGAACGGTCGTACGAGGCGTCTACGTCATTGAGCAGTTGTTGCGCAATGCCTGACGTCGGATCCATGCCGCGCGCCGAGATCCGTTCCATTGCGCGCTGGCGGGTCGCTTGCCGATCCGCTTCGATCGGATCCAACGCTTGGGTGCGCAGTACTTCGCCTTCGGCGCCGGTATAAGCCGGGCCTTGGAGTTTCTGGGCGCGCTGTTTGGCGAAGTTGATGTACTCGTCGGCCGACGTCCGCGCGCGGCCGCGCCGTTCCCGCAATGCGCCTTCTTCCGCTTCGGCTCGGGTTCGCTGCTGCTGATACAGCGCGGTCTGTTGATCGAGGAGCCGCGCCAAGGCAGCTCGCGACGGATCATCCACGGGCTGCTTGAGTTCGTTGAGTCGGGCCGTCATCCAGTCTTCAAGATGGCGCGTGGACGGATCATCGAACTGTGCCGCGTAGGAGGAGACCGGAACGCCAGGGACACCCGTTTGTGTCCCGCCAGTGCCCTGTCCATAGCCGCCCCCTCCGCCCTCGGACGGCTGAGTCCCGCGGATCCCACGCTCGATGCGTCCGGCCCAGTCGTAGCCGCTCGATTCCCAGTTCTCGGCGAGCATCCGATCGATCAGATACTCAATGTCGGTCGGGCCTGAGCCGCGTCCGGTCGGCTGCACGCCGAGCCGCCCGAAGACCTGCATGACATACTGCCGCGCCTTGTCGCGCGAATCGCCGCCACCCTGTGCCCCGCCGTTGTACGGCACGAAGCCGTACACGCTGTTCGGGTCCGGATCGTCGGTCCAGAGACTGTCATCCGCTTGCCGCACGTAGACGGTCTTGCCGTTCTTGTCGGTGTACTTGTTCTTGAACGGTCCTGGCCCCCCGTAGGGCGCTGGTGCTGGCGCTTGTGGCGCTGGCGCGGGTGCCGGCGCGGGTGCCGGCGGTTGATACGGTGGCGGTGCCGGTGCGGGCGTAGACGGCGCTGGCGCCGGGCTCGTCTCTGTGCGCTGTGGCCGGAAGCTGTTCCAGTTCGCGTTCGGATCGAGCCCGGCCGTCAACGGATCATTGGATCCACGCAGCGCGTTCCAGTTGGACTCGCGCCCGTATTTTCTGGCAATCGCGTCGAAATCAATCGAGGCCACTAGACTCGTCTCCCCTCACGCCCGCCGCCTGGATTCTCCGGCCCAGTCCCGCCAGTCAGCGGCGGCTTCTGCCACTGATAGCCGCGCGGCATGCGGTTCATCGCCAGTCGCTGCACGGCCTGAATGATGGGATCGGCCATCCGCATCCGGACCTCCTGGGACCGCAGCGCATTCCGCACACCGATCGGCTCGTTGTAATCCCCGCTCATCGGATACGGCACCTGTGCGTTCGCGCCAGCCAAGGAGGGCTCAGTCAGTCCTTCACGTGATGCCGTAGGCAAGCGGTTGAACGCGAGGCGATAGGCAGCCTCCACGAGCGGATTCGATTGCTCGAAGCGACTCAACTCTAAGTCGTACATGCGCTGGAGTTCTGGGCTCATCGGCTTGTCGCCGCCCTTGAACAGCCCAATCAGCGCGCCGAGCCCGCCACCGATACCAGCGCCCCACGGCCCAAACGCGCTCCCAGCCGCAGCGCCAGAGAGCGCGCCCTGAGCTGCGCGCGATCCTCGTCCGGCCATCAGTTCACCCGCATCCGTTCTCGCGCGAGATCGTCATGCGCGTCTTTCAGTTCAATGTCCAACTTCGCCAATCGCGCCAACAGATCTTTCTTCTCGCCGCGTGCCCACCACGGCAGCTTCGTGAGCTGGGTATGCGCCTTCACCGTCTGGCGCTTCAAGACATCGATCTGCTGTTGCACCGGCTGGAGACCCGCATCCGCTTTCGTCTCATAGCCGTAGGTGAACTTCGACTGACAAATCGGCACCACTTCCGGCAACACGATCTTGATGCCGAGTCCGGTCGCGACGCCGATCAGGAACTCCAGATTCGGCCGCTGTTGCAGATATTCCCACTCCGTCGACAAGTGAATGCCGTAAATGTGGATTTCCGTGTAGCCCTGTGCCACGGCCCACATGAGCATCCACGAGGGACTCGACACTTCATAGTCCTTGCCCGCACTCGCTTTTCCGTGCCGGTCCACGCGCCACGGCCAGAACTTCGACCAGAACGCCAGCACCTCGTCTTTCGGAAATGTCTGGCTGCTCGGCCAATCCTTCCGCGCCTGCTGGAGAAACACAGGAATCTTCTGCGACTTCAACCACTCCAGATGGCCTTTCGGGCGCAGATATGTCCCGGCCGGAATCGTGCGCGGATCCGGTGGGTGGTTCCGGTCATAGAACACCAACGCGGACAGCGGATGGAGATCGAACCACCGATCGACGCGCTGGTAGCCCAATACCCAAGCATCATTGAGTCCGAAGATCTCCAGGTCTTTGTCATTCCAAGGACACTGCTTCCATGATGGCGCCGTTCCGAGGATCGCGCATTTCTTCAACTCGTTCATTTACTCCACCAAAAGACTGAAAGGGGCGCTCGTCGACGTCGACTTCAAGTAGATCCGCTGCGCATCCGCGGGTCGTGTCACTTCGAGCGGCACGATCTGTGACCGTGACGACGTGAGATCCAGAGTCTGAATCGCCAAGTAGGGAATCCGACTGAGCCCATGCTGTAATGAGAACTCGCCCGTAGAGGCCGCGGTGGTGCTTGTCTGATGATACGCAGCAAAGTTTTCTGCCTTCGATTGATGCTCGACCGGACTGAAACGCAGAAATGGCACCAGCGCGCGGAACACTTCCGTGAGCACCTTCTTGGTGCCGCTTTCTAAGCCGCCGAGCAGGACCTCAAGGCCTCCTAGGTCGGCCATCTAGAACAGCTTCCACAGTTCGAAGAACGCATCCGCCGAATTGACTTCATCGGCCACTGAGCACTGAATCACTGCACGGACATACGGCGTGGCCGCCAAGGAATCGAACCGCTTCAATCCGAAGGCATGGACTGCCGGGGTCGTCTGTCCCACATTGACGGCCTGCTGGAAATTGTCCAGCGCGATCCGCGTGCCGCTCGAATCTTCCACATACAGATCGAATTGGAAGGTCGATGCCGCTTGTGCGTTATTCGAACGCGCCCCACAATGAATTTGGTACAGACCTGTCGACTGAGGCGTGATGCGGCTCGGATTCGTCGTGGTCGAGTGCAGCGACGAATTGGTCATGAAGTCTTGCACGGTCCAACTGATCGCTCTCGTCGTATTACTGTGCGTCGAGTTCGCGGCGAGCGAGAGACGTACTGCATCTGGCGCCGGAACCGTCGGCCGATAAGCAAACGTCGACAGGCTCGACACGCTCAGTGCGTTAACCGTGGAGTTGCTCGACTGCAGCCCGGCATTCGCCGCAAAGCTATGCGACAATCCGTTGAGCAACCCGGTCTCGATCGCCGACACTTCCGTTTGCAGGTCATTGACGTGCGCGGGCTGAATGACGTCGCCTGCGTTTTTTGCCGAGAAAACAGAAACGGATGTTGGATAACCCACCTAATTCACCGTTGCCGTGATACAATCACGTGTATGAGTAATAAAGCACGAGTTGGCATTAAGCGGCCTGGCGTGACGTCGAGCGAAGTTGCAGCGATGTACGCAGCCGGCCTTACCAGTTACCAGATCGCCGAACGCTTCGGCATGAGTCAGCGCGCCATTTGGAAGAGACTCCAGAGGGCTGGCGTGAAAGCTCGGCACGGGCGCGGCAGGCTCGGGCTCGCGCCCATCGAAAGCCTCGTGACAATGTATGGCTCTGGCCAAACATGCTCGGCTATCGCCAGCGCGGTAGGCGTAACAACAAATGCTGTCGCTGCCAGACTGAGACGAGCCGGCGTGCCAATGCGAAGCAGAAAGGACTACATTGCCCCGCGCGGAGCAGAGCATGGCAGGTGGCGTGGCGGGCGTCACGTTGTTCGAGAAGGATACGTTTATGTCTATGCTGGCGTGCGCAAGCAAGTCCGCGAACATCGATTGGTGATGGAACGCATTCTTGGGCGTCGCCTGCGAAGTTGCGAAGTCGTTCATCATATCAACGGAATCAGACACGACAACAGGCCTGAAAACCTCGTTATTACAACGCCGAGCAAACACGAATCTCGCACTCTTGTTAAGGCGCTGCAGGCTCGCGTCAGAGACCTTGAACAACAGGCTCATTCCGCGAACCTCCGAGGTTCAATTTCCGGAACAATACCAATTGCGTAAGTGAACATCCGGAACGTTTCGACGCCCGCGTAACTCGTCTTGATCCAGGCCGTGCGGCCTTCTGCCCCGATCGGTAGCGTGCCGTAATACATCCGCCGGCCCGCCCCGCCATAAGTCGCCGTGCCATACAGGCCCGTGCCATACACCGAGAGGCCCGATCCAATCGTCATGGACTCTGCGCCTTGGCTGACGCCATCCACATACACTTCCACGGAGAACGCCCCGCTGTGCGGTTCGTACTCCCCGTAATGGTCGATGAACCGCGCGCGATTCAGGCCAGTCGCCAGATGCGGTCCTTCGTACTCCGCGGTCATGTTGGAGCTGTTCGCGGTCGTGCCCGTGGATTCCTCGGTGATGCGGCCTTCGGTCGGGCTCCATGAGAGCAACCGGCCGCGATTGCCCGTCACGGGCTCGTCCCCGTCCCACAGGATGTAGCCGCCGATTGCACGATCAGTATCGGTCCATGCCGGCGTTTCGCTCTCGCGCGTCCTGTTCAGGTCCAAGACCAATTCGCCAATCGTGCCGCGAGGAAACACGCGCGGGATCGCAATCCGCAGTTCCTTGAACGGAAAGTGATGCGTCACGGCGACCAGCTCGAGCCCGGTGGACGCCGTGTTGCGCACGAGATCGCGAATCGCCGGTTCGATATCGAAACTGAGTAACCGATCCGAGGCCCCGTCATAAATCAGCACGCCTTCGGCCGCGATATGTACCACGCCGTTCTCGATCGCGGTCACCGAGCGCGGCCCGAGCGCGCCAGCTTGCGCGCCAGCCGATGGCCGCACTTCGAAGTCCAGCGAGGTCTGCCCGATGATCAGAAACAACTTGCTCTGGCCAAAGACGAGCAGCGTGTCCCCTTGCGAGATGATGGCGGTGATTTCGTCGCCGCGCTCGAACGGGATATCGATGTAGAACAGCGTCGGCCAGGACTGGTTCTGGAACAGTTCCGTGAAATGGAGGCGGTTCCCTACCGTGCCATCGGCCGCCCACCACCGGTTTTTCCAGACCACTGCGAAGCGATACGCGTCAGGGACGTTATGATTCGTCGGCAGTTCGTCATTCGCGGACCAATTGGAACTGGAGACTGTGTAGGTCGAATGCGCCCCGCCCTGTACCGCGGCACTTGAGATCTTCCGCAACACCGCTTCGCCCGCCGTCTTGTTGCGGCCGTAGAGCACAATGGCGTCGACCTTCGCTTCAGTAGAATTGGGGATCTGGAGCTCCACCGCGCCGGTCGACGTCAGCGAGACCGTCGAGACCGACGTGGCCCCGTTCGATTCGTGGGCCGTCCCACGGTGCTTGTACGTGTAGGTGAACTCAAACTCTGAGGTCGAGAGCGACCCGCTCGCTTTGGAACTTGCGGTGCTAGCGACCGTGCCCGCCAGGATGCCCATCGGAATCCACGTCGAACCGTCGGTGGACATCCGCGGGCGATTCGCGCCGTCGAGCACCGCCGTGAGAATCCGGTCATACGGAAAGAACGCCTGATTCGCAGCGCTGATGGTTGAATAGATCGGTGTCGTCGACAACACGCCCGCGTCCGTGGGCTTGTACACAGCCCCGTTCCACGCCATCAACGTGAAGGATGTCGAGCCCAGATAGACGCGCTGGCCTCCCTGCGGCCTTCCCGTCCCAAGATTCGTTGTCGAGAAGGCTTGATACCCCAGACGCACCGAGACTTCTCCCGGCGTGGCGAGCGAGTAGTTCATGAGCACGCGCGCACGATCCGGCGCTAGGAGTGTCGGGCTCCGGCGCAGATCCAGCCCGCCAGACAGATCGTTCACGGTGACGTGTTGATACGTCCGTGAAGCCGTCGGCGTGCTGGCCTTGATCTGTCGCTTCGCCATCGATCAGTACTCGAAGCCTCGGCCGCGATTGCGATAGAGCCACATGGCGAGTTCACGCGGGAGATCGCCATTATCTGGACTCGGCTCCGGTTCCGGCGTTGGCGTCGGAGCTGTTTCGATCGGCGGCGGTTCGACTCCAGGCGGCGGTAGCGCTGGCCCGCGTTCCGGTCCGCCTATCTGCGGCGGTTGCCATCCAGGCCCAGGCGGTTCTGGAATGGGCCGCGCTGGCGGCTGACCCGATTCGCCAGGAGTAAAACGCGGCGGCGGTGTCGGGCCGAAACTCGGCGGCACTCCGCCGAAACCACCTCCGCCTCCACCCACCAATGCCATGATCGCTTGGGACATCGGATCGGGCCCAGGCATCGAGCCCGCGAACGGATTCCCCGCCCCGCCTCCGAACGGCGAGCCCCCTCCGCCTGGACTCGGCGCGCCCCCGCCCGGCGGCGGTCCGCCACCACCAGGCAGCCCGCCAGGCGGCAAGGGGCGCCCCTGCATCGGCCCGACGCCAGCGAAGGGATTCCCCATCGACCCGCCACCCTGCAGCAGCCCGGACGGTGCAAAGGCGCCGCCCCCAAGCACGCGCGGCAGTCGGAGACTTAACACCTTGATGGCCTGTTGAATCGGTTCGGTCGCATTGCCACCTTGGCCATTGCGATCCATTCCGTTCGGCTGACCTGGCAAAAACGACACGCCGAATTGTCCGGGCATTTACTCTGGCTCCTTCAACTTCAACGGGCCTTTCGGCGCGACATTCACGGGGATCGCGTCCAAGGCTTTCACTTCACAATATGGTCCGGTAGCGACGCCTACAAAACGAGGCGCACGGGCTTTCACGCGGCGTATCTCGCCATTCCCACACTCCGGACATGCTGGTACCGCGTCCACATTGGCGGCGACGCGGCTTTCATGGCCACACGCAAATCGAATTACGACCATACTCATTTCTTCGCTTTACGTGGCGACTCTTTGGGTAGTTGGATGTCTCGTCCTATGGGTTGCCTCAGGCCCGGCGGGACATTCGATCCCCATGTTCGGCCCCAATACGATCCGAGCGGCTCGCCAGAGCGAGGTATCAAGCCAAGGAACTCAGTCATACGCTGCCCAATTTGTGGCAGAACACCGTCAGCGTCCGGAAGGACGTTATTCGATCTCTGTGCGGCTTCATCGAATCCGGCCGGATCGAATTTCAAAATACCGGCTTGGGTTAAGATGCGAACTGCTTCAGCTATTGGATTCATCGCCGACTAGCTCCAAGGATCCGAGATCGCTGCGTCGCTGGTATTCCACCGGCGCGAACGAGCCTCGCTGAAATAGTTCCGCGCCGAGCGCATCTGTTGTCCACCCTTGTGGCGAGTCGTTCGTAAATAACGTTCGACGTAGGCTGTAAAGAGCTGCCACTGTGATTGCGCCGCAGGCTCATTGACTCGGAGCTTCTCCAGTTCATAGGCCGCGTAATGCACCGCCGCTTGGTGGTAGGGCTCCAAGTCTGTGCGCCACGTCGAGCCGAACGTGAACGGGATATCCGTGCTGTTACTCATCGTCGCGGGCTTCGCGACGTATGGCAGCAACACCTTCGCGCTTTCGCTCGAGTCAATCTCTGGCGGCGTATCGAACCCGAAGTAATGGGCGCCCCCGTCCGCACGGAGGTAATAGGCGCTCGGCGTGCCACCCGTGGAGTTGCGCCAGCCCGGTTGATACTGATTCAGCCAGTTGATGTCTCGACGCGGGAAGTCCTCGCCGCTGACGTACTGCACGATGCCGGTGTCGTTCGTGAACTGATACTCTGGGCTCTGCTTGCTCAAGCGGAGGAAGTCCCCGCCGGGGACGTTCACGGTGGACATCAGGTTATATTCCCGCGTCCCGTGGGAACTCACGATCGTGCTCTGCCGCATCGAGCATTCCGTGAGATCGGCAAAGACCAACAGGCCGTTGTTGACGGCTTGCTGCCGGCGCGCGTCGGTGAACAGTCGCGTGCTATCCGCAGTACCTAATTCCTGCGTCAGCGCCGAGGACCACATCGCCCCGAAGTTCATTGACACCCCATCAAGCCGAAGGAGAAGGGCTGCAACAGCGCTGCGGGGGCTCCGCCTCCGGCTTCTTCCTGCAGCACCACTGCGACAAGCGCCCAATCGTCTGCAGTTTGGCGCCAGCCGAACGTCAACGACGCGCTGGACGGCGACGATTCACGGCCAAAAAAGCCGCACTGTGCGCCGAAGTCCCGATCGAGCACGCGCGTGACGTTCACGTTAAACGTGGATTCGTTCGTCGCTCCCACGCCACTGAACGCCCCACCGATGGTCAGGCCCAATTGGCCGCCCTTTGTCGCCGTCAGTTCACAGGCGGAGCTGTTCTGATTCTCTGCACCGCGCAGTGTCGAGAAGATCGTGATGTTGCCCGTACTGGCCGCGACCGTGATGGAGCAGTACTGAATCGCCGTCGTCGTGGCCTTCGTGACCGCGACTGTTTGTGATCCGGTCGGAATCGCGCCGCCCGTGTTCGTCAGCGTCCAGATTTCTGCAACACCTAATTCGCCAGCGCTATCGACTGCAACGGACTTCTTCAGCAATGAGACGCCGCCGTAGGTTATGGCGCTGATGTCGGTCAGATTCGTGGAACTCGTCAGGTTCTTGACCGCCGTGACGACGACGGCAGCGGGCGCGGACGCAGTGCTAGGATGCGTGAATGACGGATTCGCCGCCGAGGAGAGTAGCCCGGTTGACACATCGAAGGTCATCGCCATTTACGTATCCGTAAACCACGAGACGCCGACGTTGTAGGTGCCCGTCGTGCCCGTAATGCCGAACGTCAACGCATTCGCCGCGTCCGTCGCAAACAACCACGCCGGCGGCGACACGGCCAAATTCGCGCCGGTAATGCCGCTCGAAAACGACTGCATCACAATCGGCCAGAGCAGGTTGGCGTTCGAGGAGAACCACCCGACTTGATTCACGGCCTGTGCGGTGCTCGTGATCGAGTAGGCATAGACCTTGACGCGCGCGCCCGCCGCGGAAGAGACAAAGGTCTCACGCGTCGAGCCGTTTCCGGTCGTGCTGCGCCCCGTCGATTGCAGCGAGGGGAACACTGTCCGCACATGGAACCCGAGGACTGCCCCGCCGGGCTGCGTGGTCGAGCCTTCGAGTGCACCGCCCGAGGACGTCGTGAGCCGCGAGAGGATGGACCATGTGGCCGTGGAGTTCTGCGAGGCGGTCATCTGCAGATCCGCCGCTGACGATTGCAGCGGTCGTACGTTCCAAGTACTGCCAGCGACCGGCGTGGCGGTCATCTGGAGGTCGGCCGCGCTGGACTGCAGCGGACGGACACTGAACGTGGAGCCCGCCACCGGCTTGATGAACACCTCGCCAGCCACCGAACTGACCGCCATCTGTGTCGAGAAGTTACTGACGCTGATGGAGCCGGTATCGACCGTGACATGACCCGTCGAGACGGTCATGATCGTGCTGTAATCCACCTGCCGCACAACGAGGCCTTGTCGCGTGCTCGCTGGGGTCGCATCCGTGGACAGACTGACGCCGCTATCGCTCCTCGGCTGCGCCTGCACCATGCCGCTGCTGATACTGACCTGGGTTGAGCCTGCCGCCGAGCCTTCGCGGATCGTCACGCCGATGGAGTTCTGTGTCGAATCCATGACGGACGTCCCGCTAGCTTTTGTCAGGATGTCCGCGATCGAGACCTGCGTGGATCCACTGCCGCCGCTGCCAGCTGTCAAAAGATCGCCGCTGCTGTTGAAATGGAAACCCGCCGACGAGGCCCAACTGGTATCACCCGGCCGCGCAATGACTTGCGTCGACCCCGCCCCGCCCGCGGCAGTCGATGGCTGCGCCATCGCGTCCCACTTCAGGGTGACGTCGTTGTAGACGTAGTTGTACCCGACCTGCGGTCCGTGGTTCAGCACGCTAAACCGCCGCCCGTGACGCGCGTTTCAGTTGCCTGAGCGCGGTCTGCAACGACTGTGTTAAGAGATGCGTCATGCTCTGCGCGACGGGATCAATCCCGTAACTCGCCAGCGTCTCGACCAGCGCCTCGTGGACGGCGCGTAAGACTTGGGCTTTGGTGCGAAACACACCAATCGGCTTTTCGGCGAGACGCTCTGAGATGGCGTCCAGGAACCGCTGTCTGGCCTCTGGTCCGCTCCACAACTCGCCAATCGCGTGCGCGATCGCTGGAGAGACGATCGTCTCAACGAGATCGAGTTCTAGTTTCCCGCCAGCGGCGAGCCGGACGACCTGGCCGTCCCGATCCACGATCTGGAGAAGGAAGACCGGCTCCGCCATGCGCTACGCTCCGATGAGGCGAAAGTTGATGGTATTGGTATTCGTCCGTGCCGTGATGAAGGGGCGCACCCACGGCATCGCGCCATCGCCTCGAAACACGAACTGTTCTGCCGCCGTGCTATTCGTGGTGGTCGACCCTTCTGTGACCCACGGCCCCGTCGAGTTCTGCGCACTCTGGAGTGACGCCGTGATTGTGGAGTTGTCCTTCTCGATGTAGAAGGCCCACTCGATCACGGAGTTATAGATCGGCACCGCCGTCATGCCGCCGGTGCCGCCCGAACTCACCCACGTCTGATCGATTTCAGAGACAGGCATCAGCTAAAACCTATACACGAGGATGTTGATCGTGAAGGTCGAGCCAGCGCCGGCCACGGTCGACGCTTTCACGAACTTGATGTTCAACTCGTTTGCAGTGCTACCGAATGCCGCCTCACCGAGCGCGTAGGCTGTCGAGAGATTGCGCGAGTTGATGACCACGAAATGACTGGAGTTGCCGCCTGGGACCGTGACCGTTGAATAGGTCGAGCCAACATCCGTGCTCGCGATCGTCGGCGTCGTGATATCCGTCGACAGGCGAATGTAGCCCGAGAACGGGGTCGTGCTGCCGCCAGTAAAGACCGGCGTGCCCGAACTGCCGAGGATCAGCGGGCCGGAGCCCTTCGGCAGCAGGTTGAGCGCGACGTTTGCATCGTCTCCGACCGCCTGCACGATCCCGCCGGTACTTCCGGCCTGCAGCGCAACCCCGTGTGAACTGCCGACGCCCGACCAGACATCGCCGAGAAAATGGGTATAGCCGCCAGCGGCTGTACTACGTGTGTCCATGCCTCACCATTGGAGAGAAAGCGGATCGGTCTAATCCCTCTCCGAGATCAGCGCCGCGCGGAGGCGCCAGACCGATCCGTCACATATGCCGCGCCTTTACTCTTACGCCGGTGCGACGCCGTACGCCCCCTGCCACCACCGCGAGCCCCACGACTGCCGCCACCGGATCGGATACTCCCGGTTCCGCGTGCGCGAGTTCGTCATCGGGTCGAGCATGGTCATCGCCACACGCGTGTAGCTGCAGAACCCGTGCTCGTCCTTCTGATCGCTCAGCAAGAACCAGTTGTTCGAATCCGTGAGATAGGGGCTCGACAACACCTTGATGTTGTAGAGCGCATTGATGGAGTTGCGATCGTTGTCCGCCGAGCCTGGGAGCTGCTTGCTGTTCACGATCCGATCGGCCGTCAACATGAGGGCCGGCGGGACGAACAGCAGCAGGTTCTCGGTCGGCATGATGAACTGACCGGCTTCGAACTTCTGATCCGTGTGCCAGTCAATCAGCGCTGTCTGCAACGAGCTCCATGAGAGATTTGCGTCCGTCGCTGGCCGATTGCGCGCCGTGCCGCCTCCCTTGAGGTTGTGCGCCGTGTTGAAAATCGACGCGCCATCAGGCGAGGTTTCCGACGTGAATCCGTTGTTGAACAGGAGATGTGCGCGCTTCTCCTGGACGACACGTGCCGCGAACATGAACCACTTCGCGTGCCCCGCCAACACGTCCGTCCGGTCATCTTCGAGGGCCGTTTGGGTCACCTCAAACATGTTGCCGAACTCGGTATGGAGGAACTCGCGTTCGTAGCCCTTCCGGATGATGTCACTGGTGAACGGCTGCCCTTCCGGCTTTTCCGGAATGTCGCCGACGCCCGTGACGGTCATCACCTGTTCTGATCGCTTCTTGCTGGTCTTCTGGTCATAGACCTGTGTCCAGATCTTTTTCCGCTCCTTCCACTCCTTGCTCAGCAAGGTATAGACGGTGCGGTCGAGATTGTCGTGGAGTTCAGAGAATGTGCCGCGTGATTGAGCCATGTGTCACACCCTCCACTACACGCCCGTCGCCACATTGGACGACAGGAATTTGAAGATGACCGGCCCGTTGGTGTCGTTGATCGACTCGGACGGAATGTCCGTGATCTTGACGGCAGCCAGGGCAGCGGTCGAATTGGTCGAGTCGATCAGGAACCGATTCAGCGTGCGGTCATAGATGACCGCCTTGGTGAGCCCGATCAGCGTCGACGCGGCCAAGTTGTTGCCGCCCTGCGTCGACATGAAGCCGATGAACTCCGTGTTTTCGTCCGCCAGCCACACGCCCAGCTTGCGATTGACCCTCTGCGGGCCGACGACCGTGCCATTGGTCAGGCCAGTGGTCGAGCCATCAGACGTGCTGTTCTCACCGCAGACGCCGAGTAGTGACGTGATGCCGACTTGCAGGAGGTTGGTGCCTGTGCCGCCACTCGACGGCGCGCGGAGAATCCGATGTCCAGCGGTTGCCACCACCGTATCGAAGGAGACTACGTCGCCGTAGCGGATGACCGCCGTGGCTGCGCAGGTCGATTCCTCAAAGTAGCGAATCGGCGGCGAGCCGAGCGGATGCCGGTACGGGCGGAAGTAGCTGTTTGTGGTATTGGTCCAATCAGCCATGCATCCACACCTATAGAACTAGGTTGTGGTTCGGGAAGGTGTACGCGGGACTTCGTCTGGTTCCGAACCGTGACGCGACGATCCCGCGCCCGAATGGCTGACTGCGGCGGCGGCCCGCTACCCTCTATGACGTGAGGGCGGACGATGCGTCTCTCTGCTACACCCTTGGGTAGGCGGCACCACTCACGAGACGAATGAGTATTCGCAGATTACCACGCATCGACCCACTGACAAGGGGTCATGTCTGTGGATGTTGGCGGATGTCTGTCGATGTCTGACGGAACACGGCTTGCGAGAGACAGAGATATGCTCCTGATGGCTCTTCTGCTCGTCGCCCTGGCCGTGCTTGATGTGACGGTCAATGACGCCTATTGCGCACGACGATAGAGGACGCGTGCGCCTTTGACGAGCCCCCGCGGTTGGCTTCTCAAGACGCCGGCCGCGACGAGCCGCGCAAGATGCCGCCGCATCGCGGCCCGAGAGCGCCCGAGCCTGGCGCACATCTGTGTCACGCTGACGCCCTCCTGATCGGTAATCGCGCGCAGCACTTCCAGATCAGCGGGTGTCACTGTTCGTCGACGGGGATCCGTTCGTATGTGTCTTCGATCGTGACGTTACTGATTGAGCGGTTCAGGAAGTCCGCGCCTTCATCGCCGAGCTCGGCTGACGCGCGCTCCACAATCGTGGCCTTGGTCTCTTCGTTCCCCAGTGCTTGCCGGCGATTCCAGTCGCTCTTGGCCTGCTGCACGGCGTCATAATCCGCCTTCGGCATCTTCATCAGGACTTCCTGGCCTTTCGGCCCGCGCACCAGTCTGCCGTCACGTGCTTCGAAGCCGTGATCTTCGGCCGCGCCGTCGATGTCTTCTGGCGTGGCAAACTCCCAGCCCAAGACTTTCCGCATGCGCCACACATGATCGGCCGCGATCTCGGAGTTCGCGATGTAGAACATGGTCAGCGGACGGCCCTGGCGGTCCTTGCGGCGCGAGGGAATCGGTAGAGAACCGCCCCCACCCATCGGATCGGCGAGGCGGCGTTCAATGATCTCTGATCGGCTGCGCACCGTCACGCGCGGCGGCTTCGGGGTGTCAAGGGTCTCAGTCTCTGTCGTGTCACTCTTCTTGCGAGGCATCTGGATTAGCCCTTCTCATTAATTGCAATGGCAGCGTTTGCCCACATGACGGCTTGCTGCACGTTGGTGAGCGCTACGGATTGCTCACGGCTCGGCGGCGTGGACCGTTGAATCAAATCGGCGAGTTCTTTCGCCTTTTCGCGCAAAGCGATATAGCGCTGCGGTTGGTCGTTCCGAGGCGCGTGATACGTGAAGATGTTGTCAAGATCCAAAGCAGGCATGCGGGCTACTCCAAGCGGTTGGGTTGACCGGGTTGATATGTCTTGGCGGCTTTCTCCCAGTCACCATGGGAGATACCGCGGCTGTCTGCGACTTTCTTTTCGATGTTGCTGATCGTATAGCCGGTGCCGCGCTGGCCACCCGGTGACTCGCTGAAGACGGGCTCTTTGCTCGGCGCTGCGACCCGTTTCTTGCCGGTTCGCACGGTTTCGCCAATGGCGGCATTCAGCATCAAATCGGCGACTTCAGGGAGTGACGCGAGCTGCGGCGGCATCTGCGCGAACTTCTGCGCCAAGATTTTCACGCCGTCATCGTCTAGCACGCGCTGGCCTTGACCATCGACGGCCATCGCGACGCGGACGAACTGTTCGCGCGCCCCGCTCTTGGCTGTCTGTTCCTGCACTGGGCCGACGGCTTCATCGGCCGCCTGTTTCGCGACTCGCTTCATTTCTGAACGGTTGTCCGCGATGATGCGTTTCGCACGCCCGATGTCCAAGCCGTCTTTGGTGTACAGCTCGTAATGACGCGCGTAGCGTTCGGCTTCGTCGTCATTCACCGTTTCCGCTTCGGGCGGGAGCGGTTTCGGGGGCGGTTGTCGCAGCGAGGCATTCTCTTCCTCAAGGTCTTGCCGGCGGCGACGCTCGGCGAGGAGGGCCGCCCGAAGGCCCGTCGCATCCTCGCCCGGCGGCTGGTCCTGCGGCGACGGCGGCGTCTGCTGTGGCGGCGGTTCCGGTTCGGGCGTTTGCGCGTCGGCCGGATCTTCGAGGGCATCGAGCGGAGTTACGACGGTTTCGCTGTCCATTGCTAGGCAGTCTCCAGTACACCGAGGATATCGGTTTCGTTCATGATCAAGTAGCTGTCTCCATCAATGTCGAGTTCTTGACCCGCTCGCGCGGAGAAAGTGACGTGATCGCCGATGGCGACGTCGCGCACACGCTCAGCGGGCAGCGTCTCAAGGTCGTTGTAAAGAGCGGTGATATCAGTCGCGAGATCGAGATAGGACGTCGCGTCCAAGGCTTCATTGAGTCGACGCTTCACATACGGCCGCACATCAAACACGGGCCGCTCTTCGCCAAACGCGACCACCACGCCGGTATACCACGCCTCGCGGGCATCTTCGCCCGTCGCTGCGGCTTCAAGTGTCTTCGCGAGGTAGAGGCCTGATGCCGTTTGTTCCGGCTTTTGTTCTTCGATGTCCGGCTTGATGAGCACACGCGGGCCACATACCCGAATTGGGATGTTATTCATGGCAGCCTGTTTATTTTTTCAATGGCCGTCAACAGCCAATCCATCGTGAGGACGAACACGGCAAGGCCGGCCAAATAGGTCAGAACTATCGCCACGAATGTTAAGGTGTCGCCCCACGAAGACGGAATGCGCGTCACAGTCCACCTCGCCGACCAAAACTCACGAGTTCCTGGTTGAGCGGCGATCGTCCGTGCGGGATGCTGATCTCTTGCTCGCTCGCCGTCTGCCGCTTGAGTTCTTCTTGCGGCCATTGCAGCAGCTTGAGAATCTCGCGGCGCGCCACGGCAATCTGGCGCATCTTGCTCACCAGCACCGCGTCGTTCTCGTGTTGATTCGCGAGGTCGTTGATCGCGCCCTCGAAGCGACGTCCGATGCCGCCCCACTCGGTGTTGACGTGCTCACAAAAAAGCTTCCAGAACGCGGAGGACAACCCGTGCTCAAGGATTTCGGCGGTCTCGTTCATGCTATACTGGTCCTGCGCGACAAAGTGGGTTCAACTCCCACACAACGGCTGCGTGCCCGCGTTCGTTTATCCGTGGTAAGACTGTCGCGTCTCATGCCGGCGGCGCTCCTTGGGGTGGCTGCGGTCCCTGCGTCGGGGCGCCCGGCGGCGTGCCCATCGCCTGGCGCATCATCATCGCCTGCTGCATGGCCTGCATCGCTTCACTGCCCAAAAACGCCTGCTTGTCGTTGACGTGATACAACCGCACCCACTGCTCGAGCAGTGCCTTCGCCGCAGAAGGTGTCTGGAGAATCGCCGCAATCATCGGATTGGTCGCCGCCAAGCCACCGATCGCCTGTAGCGACTGGTTGAAGTCGACGCGCAGCTTGTTCTTGTCCGCGGTCTCAACCGAGCCCTTCGGCTTGAACCGAAACACGCCCTCCATCATCTCGGCCGTGAACCGCAGATTCGGCATCGTCGGCGCGACGTCGGGCTGACGCACTTCCAAGCCGATCAGCGAGAGCGGGCTATGCAGGTCAGGCGGCGCTTGCTCCATCGGCGCGCCAGGCCCTTGCAGCGCCCCGCGCAGCATCAGCGACTGTTGCACCGAGGGCGGAGCTTCCAAGCCTTCGGCACCCATCTCGGCGAGCGCCCGCTTCCACATGATGTGGCGCACTTGCCCGATCTCTTCGAGCGTTTCGTTGATGTTCGCTTTCGCCTCGTCAATCCGGACGAAGGACTGCTCCAGCGTCGCATTGACTTCGCCCAGCGTGCGCTTCTCGGTCTGCGTCACGCCGGCAGCCACGTCCGTCACGCCAATCAGTCGCTCGGCGGCGCGCTCACAGCGCGAGATACGTTCCTCCGCAGAACCCGTCATGTCGGGGATGTCCAGCGGGACAATTTCGCCAATCTGCCGCACATCGATCACGGCTTTCGCGCCAATGGGCTGTTCGTCTGGATCCCAGAGCGCGCCCTGTACCCGCTGCATGGGCATCTGGAGCTGCATCGCCCCGCGATCCGCGTCCATGTTGCGCCACGCCGTGTGCTCTTCGATCGATGTAATCAGCTTGTGCCCGATGACGGAGTAGCCTTCATAGCGATGCGGTCTGGGGAATGGAATAAACGGGAAGTAGCGCGGGCGGCCGATGTCGTCATACTGCAAACGGAGGAGCGTCGGCGTGTCTTTGTAGAGCGTGGCGACATACCAGCGCAGCCCTTCGCCAAGATCCTTCAGGAACAGTAGTTCCCAGAGTTCCTTTTCCGCGCGATCGGTGGATTTAGCCGTAACACCAAGAGGTTCACCAGCCAGAGTAGTCTCAGAAGCATGCTCGTCATCAGTGCCCAAGCTTTCTACGGCGTCTTTGTCGTAGAGTCCGGCCTCAACCCGTTCCTTGAGTTCGTCCACGCGGCGGAAAAATCGCTTGCCGTAGCCCCAAACATCCGCTTTCTCACGCGCGTGACCAGGGAGCACAAGAAAATCCCGATAAGCAACAGTGCGATGTCGGGGACCACGAGCCACCACCTCATAATCGTCAATCTCCACTTCCGCGGACGGCGTGTTCTCGTCGGTCTCCACGTACTTGCGCGTCTGCGGGTTCTGCTGCAGTTGTGGCTGCATGTCTTCGCCAACGATCGCGGAGCCATCCGGCGCGAGTTCCAGCGCGGCGCGAATCGTCTTCCGCACCGGCCGCCGGATCGTGTCTTCGTAGACTTCCAGCACACCCATCGGCTCAATGAGCGCGAGATGCACTGCGCGCGAGAATGCCGACTGGAAACCTTCCATTTCCAGCTGCCATTGGTGGAACTCTTCCACGAACGGCGCTTTCTTTTCCGCCTCGCCCCAGCCCTCCACGGTGTAGACCGGCTCGGCGCTCATCACGGTCTTCACCAAACGCGCGCGGAGCGCATCCACCTTCTCGGTTCCGATATGGCTGGTCAGGTCCGCGGCGTCGGCCACGGTGGTGTTCCGGTTGCGCGTGCGGCCTTGTTCGTAGAGCGTGTGCCAGTAAGCGACGTCGAGTTCCGAGGCAGATCGCGCCGCGAGCCCTTCGGTGATGTCATTGGCAAGTTCATCCGCGAGATCGTCAAACGTGCGGCCCTTGGGCTTTACCTCGAACGGCTTGCGGGCTTGTTTAGCCATCAGTCCTTCGCCGGCCTTGACAAGTCCCGCCAAAGCCTTTTTGCTATCTGGATGATTGAAATGGGGGTCTCTTCACGTGCCTCGTCAAGAACATGTAGCGCCGCCAAGCGGTGGTCAAGCGTGCCCGTCTGCGTCACTTGGAGTAGCGCCCACACCAGCACTTCCAGCCGTTCGATGCGCTCAATGTTCGCGTCTCTCATTGGTATTTCGCCGCGAACTGAGCGCAATACTTCGCCGAAGAGTGTGTCTGTCAATCCTTCACCGCCAGCAACATGGTGTAATGCATCTCGCCCTCGGGCTTGTGAAACGCTTGCGCCTTCAGCGACAGCCCGGGCACAATCAATCGGTCCCGGATCGCCAGATCGTCATAGATCCGATGCGATGTGCCACAGACGTAATAACCTGTCGTGTTATAGGGGACATCGCAATACACAAACCCGCCCGGCTTGAGCCACCGCACCACATTGAGCATGGTTCGACAATCACCGTAATCGTCTGTGGGGTCGTCGTCGTAATGCCCGAGCCCGATATGTTCAATGCTCGAAATCCCCACGATCGCATCGAAGCTGCCCTCTGGAAACTGCACGGTCATCACGTCTGCTTGATACACCAGTCCAGGCCGTTCACAGGGTCGCCAGTCGATGCCCGTGATCTTCAGGTCGGGCCGCTCGACGAGCATGGGCGTCATCCAGTCCGCTTCCGCGCAGCCAATCTCAAGAACAGTGGCATCGAGCGGAAACTCAATCGGGATCTTCGCGGACGCCTCTGCCCAGAGCTGGAGACAGATGTCTCCGTTGCTATCAAATGGCACTACCCGACCACCGTCACCACGCGCCGGATCTCCGCGAGTGAGACCGAGCCCGTGCCTTGCCGTTGCAAGTAGTCTGTCGCCGCGGCCTGAGCATCCAGCACGGTCGCCGCCGTCGCGAGCACGCGGAGCTGGTCGCCGCGGCTCGGCTTCGTCAGCACCAGAAACGGCTCGGGCGGTAAGGCATCTAGCACCAACGTGATCGTTCTGCCGCATTCCGTGACCGCTTGGTCCGCAAGCCGCAGGAAATAGTCATCATTTCCGCCTTGGCCACCCGCGATTTCCTTGAGCGCTCTGGCCATGCGTGCGACCGCGATCGGGTCATTCGCCACGCGCATCTCTCCGATCGTCGCGTTGTCGGTCCATCTTGGCTTCCGCCCAGACCGCGAGTGCCACCAGGATCACACCAGCCAAGAGATCACCGATACCCTGCGAGGCCACGTCCCGCCAGAAGGCACTGTCGCCCATCGCCTACTTGCACTTGCCCTTCTTGGGCTTGCGTCCCCACAATGCATCGAAGTCAACGCGGCTTGGTCGGCGCGCCTTCCGTGCCGCCCACCATGCATCGAAATCAACGCCGCTTGGAATCCATATCAACATCCCATCCTGCACAACAATCGAGTCGGCTTCAGGCTGTCGCACAAATGCTATGAGGTGCGGCTTGTTGTTGTCCGCTGTCTCAGCGAGTCGCTCCGCCGCATACACCAACTGCTCTCGCAAGCCACTCATCGGCTACTTGCTCTTGCCCTTCTTGGGCGGCCGTCCAGTCAGCTCAATGAACGTCTTGCTGGTCTGCGCCATCTACTTCCCCTTCTTGGATTTCACCGGCTTACTGAAGCCGTCCGTCGCGTAGTAGGCCTCGACTTGTTTCTTCGTCCAGGTTCTGCCGCTGGGCGATTTGTAGACATTTGTCGCGATTTTCTTGAAAGGCATTACCCGTATCCTCCACGTCCCACGCCGGCATGCCGCCGCGCGCGCCACAGTTGCCGCTCGCTGATGTCAATGTCCTGTTCTTGCTTCGGCTTCTTCGGCCGTGGCGTCAGATGCCGCGTCGCGAGGCCCCTGAATGCGTCCGCCCCGTGACTCGCCCAGTCATGGACAGGCAATGGGCGCCCGGTCGGATCCTGCACGTGCGGCTGTTTCCATCGGTAGTTGTGCAACGCTTCCAGACCGTCACGACACCGATCCGCATCGAAATAACAGCGCGGTAACAACATCCTGACATTGTGGATGCCGTCTTCGATGTGCTCCACCTTGGGCGAGATCACGAAGTTGAGCCCGAGACTGTGCGCGGCCTTGAGACGGCTCTGCCCAGACATCTCGAGCAGTTGGATGTCATGCGGCGCCCAATGATTCCCGTAGACGTAGTTCTTCGCCTTCAGGACCGAGAGAAAGTGCGGCAGGCCCTGGCCGACCGCTTCGTAGTAATCGATCAGTCGAATCTCTCCAGACGGGAAGCTCTGTGAGAACCACACCGCTGTGGTATCGCCGAAGCCTAGGTCCCAATCGGTATCGACAGGCACGGCCGGGTCATACGGCACGCGCGTCAGTCGGCCAGACTCACGGGTCGCGAGCAGCTCACGCGCATACACGGCGCCTTTGACGGACGCCTCAAAGGAGCACTCGAACTCCTGGGCGTATTCATCTGGCGTCATGGAGCGCTTCGCGTCGTCCAGCTCAGACTGCGACAAAATGCCAGTCTGCGAGGCGCGATACTCCGCGAAGAACCAATCCGATTCTCGTTGCGCTTGCTGCGCCACATCGTAAAACTGGTTCTTGCCGTTCGGGGTGCCAATGAATAGCGCCCAGCCTTGCCGATCGGTCAGCAACGGGCGAATGACTTCACTAAAGATCTTCGGTGGCTGCAGTCCATATTCGTCCAGCACCACGCCATCGAGGTAGATGCCGCGCAGCGAGTCGGGATTGTCTGCCCCGAAGATGCGCACGCGGCTCTCGTTCGGGTAGTCGACCCGCAACTCTGACTCATGCGGCAGATGGCTCGGAATCGGGCTCGCGTAGTGCTTCATGTAATCCCAAGCAATGGCCTTGCCTTGCGTATAGGTCGGCGCGATATACGCGAATCTGGGTCGCGGCTTCTGGCACGTCAACGCCGCTTTCTGGAGATGGTTCACCGCCATCACGGTTTTGCCGAATCGGCGATGACAGACGGCCACCGAGAACCGATGTGTCTCGAGCGCCGCGTGGAGTGCCTGTTGGAGCGGCCGCGGCTTGTAGGGCACGACCACATGGGTTACTTCTGCCATGTGATGGAAATGCCGCCCTGGATCTCATGCGTCACGGCTTCCGTCGGCTTGTCCAGCGCTCTGTTCAACAGGTCCATGAATGCTGGGACCGATGGGTCCTTCTCCCACACCTCGATGATTTCCTCGTTGTCGGCCAAGTGTGACTTGTGACGCGCCATCGCTTCAGTGATGCGAATGAATTTCCCCGTCTTTTTGTCGCGCGTCACGAGATATTTGAGGCCCTTGGCTTGCGCGATTTGGGCCTCGACGAGAGGCGCAAGCTCGGCGATGACACGTGCGCGCAAGAACTGTCGCGCCGCTTCTTTGTCGAGCGTCTGTTTGTGCTTGTAGCCTTTCGGCTTCCCGGCGCCGGGCCGCTTGCCTCCGCGTGGCATTGATTACGGATTCCCGGATTTCAAACGAGACACGCCTGTTCAGTGTCGCGCAGATTCGCCAGGACTCAGCCGCGGATGTCTGTAGATCTCTGCGGAAGTCTGAGGATGTTAGGTTGAGGACGTAGACGTGGAGCCCGGTTTCCGATGTGGGACCGCGGTCTCTGGAATCCGCCAGCCCCCGCCCCCGAGCGTCTTGATGGCCGTGAGGCGCTTCGACTTAATCCACCGGCGGATAGTGTCGGGGCAAACGCTCCATCTCTTTGCCGCCTGGGAGACGTCTAGAAGGCGGGGCTCATTCATTGGGGCATTACGCCTGTATCCCGGTGATAATCTGAGCGATAAAGGACGCGTCGCCAGGCCGCCCCACAAACACCGGTCGCTGCCCTGACACACCGAGGTAGTTCGTCAGTAACAAGTGGCTATAGGATGTGTCGCGGAACTCGGTGAAGAAACCCGCCGCGGGCACGCCCAGCCGGACCGCGAGCTGCATTGTTCCTCCGTAAGTTCCCAAGAAAGCCTGTGACTTGGCGATGACCGCGCTCTGAATCGCTAAGTTGTTCTGGGGTGTGACTTTACCGACAAGATTCAGCACGCCGGGAATGATCGCATCGGTGTGATCATCGGCCGGCAGGCCAGTCGACAGCGACACAATCGGCATCTTCGTCGCGAGGCGCCCGAGCAAGTCCTCGGTCCAGTGCTGAATATCCTGATTCAACGGCCAGGTCGGGCGTTGATAGAATTTCGTTGCAATATACCGCTCGGGCAAATTCAACTCAGGCGGCGGCAACAGCACCGGCATCGGCGCGAACCGTAGATGATGGAGGCACTCCACGAGGCTCATCTTGCTGGCCCACCAGTCATGAAAGAAGGCATACATCAGCGACGGATGCAGCACCCGATAGCGCCGGAGCCCGCACCTGGCGGCAATCAGCGGCATTAATCGCTGTTCCCACGGCGTGATCGTCGTCTGCTTGAGGCTCTTGGTCAATGCGTGCTGCTCGAGCTGCGCCAGCCGTAAGTCCTTCAGCGGTACATAGTCGAGCAGCTCCACGGATTGTTCCGTGTCATACCAGAAGCCCGCCCCGCCCCGCGTGACCGCAATCAACCGCTCTTTCTTGATGTTGTAGCGATGGCGCAGGTAATGGACGAAGGGAATCCAGTACAGCGATTCGAAGCCGACTTCGCTGAGCCACGGCCCGACGAGAATCGGCGCGCCGCCGCGCAACAACCACCGCATGTGGAGATCGAGTCGTGTCACGCCGTCACCTTCGGCAGTAATTCGGGTCGCCGCGTCGCGAGTTGATACGCCGTCGTCCAATCGTCTTCCGTGTCGATGGCCAACCCTTCTGGCTCTTGGGTGAGAAACGGAGCAATCTTCGTCCCCGAAATCGTCCCAAATGACTTCACGATGTAGGTCCACGCCATTTCGAGACTTGAGTTCTGCACGAACGCTGGAGGTAAGGTCTGTGTCGGCATGGAGTGCCAGGGCTGCTTGGTGTCAACGTGGCGCCAATCCAAGACGGGCTTCAGGCAGCCGTTCTCGATGAACCATTGCTTGCCGGGATGCTCTTTCGCGGGCCGCACCGCGCGAATCGAATGGACTTCTTGTCGCTTGAGCTGCATGAAGGCGCGCCGGATCGTCGCAGCCGTGCGGAAGGGCGACGTCGGGCGCAAGATGGCGAACGCGTTCCACGTCGAATCCTTGTCATATGTGAGCGCATCGCTCACCCACGCAATATCCGGCGAATCATCACGTGCGAGTTCTGGCAGCCGTTTCACCCAGGTCGCCCCGTAGGCCGCCGTAAGCCTGCCGGTCGCCTCATGCTCGGTGGATACGAGGATGTCCGAAAATACGCCGCTCTCTTTCGCGGCGGCAATCGTGTACGCGATGAGCGGATGTCCCGCCAGCGGTCGGATGTTCTTGCCCGGCACCCTGCGACTCCCGGCTCTTGCGGGAATGAGCGCAACCATGTTCACCGCGCGGGCCCCTCGAACGGCGCAATGATTACGCGGTCATCAAACACCGGCGTGGACACCTCAAACAACACGAGGTCTGTGATCGCAATCACCTGATGCCCAGCCCCTGGCGGAATGTGATACGCCGCGCCATCGCTGATAACCTGCTCGTGCAGCTCGCCGTCTGGTGTCGTCCACTTCAACAGCGCGGTCCCGCCGTACACGAAAAAGGCTTCATCCTTGCGCTTGTGATACTGCAGATGACCGCCCCAGCCGGCCTTCATCAACAATACTTTGCCAATGTAGTCCTTGGTGTGCGCGATGAGGAGTTCGCGCCCCCACTGTTTTTCCCCGATGTCCCGCGGCTCGAAACGTTCGACTACCGGCCGGCGATCTTCCAAGTCCCGTCCTCCTGTTCCGTTCTCCTCATTTTCGCGATAGGGCGCCGCTCTGAGTTGTAGAACACCTTCACGCCATCCCCGATCGCCACGCGCAACTTGTCGAGGTCATCCACCAGCGTTTCCAATCCTTTCGGTTCCAGACTGAATGCGTGGTCTGTCCCTTTCGCCGCTCTGTTATTTGTGAAGTGGTGCTCGAATATTCTGGCGCCGAAGGCATAAGCAATCAGCGAGAAGGCAATCCCCGGCGAGTGCGACGAGAAGCCGATCACGAAGTCGGGATAGCGCTGACGCAGCGTGCCGATGACCCGCAGATTCGCTTCCTCTGGCTTCAATGGGTAGGAAGCCGTGCAATGTAGGATCGCCAACGGACAACCCCCCCCGCAATACACGTTATCTATCGCGCGGTCAATGTCCTTCTCGGTCCCGCCGCCGGTTGACAAGATGATCGGCTTCCCCAACGACGCGACATGCCGCAGCAACGGCTTGTCCGTCAAGCCACCAGAGTGAATCTTGATGGCGGGCACGTCCAGGGCTGCAAGCAAGTCGGCGCTCGGTTCATCGAATGCCGTCGCGAACAACGGAATCGGCAGACTGGCACTCCACTTCTGCAGCTCGCGATATTCTCGTTCGCCCAATTCGAGCGCGTGGCGATGCTCTCCGTACGTCCGGCCGAAGCTGTGCTCGTTCTCATACGGCTGATGCAGCAGCGCATCGGAATACAGTGTGTGATTCTGTCGCTTCTGGAGCTTCACCGCTGATGCGCCACATTGATGCGCGGACTTGATCAGTTTCCAGGCATGCTCCAGCCGCCCCTGATGATTGCCACCGAGTTCAGCGATGACATAGGCAGGCTCGCTGTCGCTAATCAGGCGCCCAGCAATGGTTAACTCGCGCATGACTTCAGCAGCATCCGGCATCTGGGAACGCGATCACGCGCGGCTCGTGTTCGCCAACCAACTCAAACACTATCGCCTTGCTCCACTCTTCATCCGAGATGATGACTTCTCCGTCACCGCTTGCGATTAATGCGCGCGCGGTAGATTCGTCCGACGCGATGACGACAGCCCCGCCCTCCTTATGGTAGTTGGTGGATGCGTGTTCGATTCGTTCAAACAAGAATAGCTTCATCGCTGCACGATCCCCAAGAGTCGGTCCCATCCGTACTGCGCTTCGAAATATGACGCATTCTGATGATGCGCGCGCCAATCTGGGAATTGCACCAACTCATTGATGTCGTACCACCCGCCGACTTGCGGCGAGTCAGTATCGCGGTTACTGATTACCGCTTTCCCTGCGCCCAGGGCCGCCCAAAACGTCGTGTTGTTGGCTCGTACGGCTGGATCGAAAAACATGGCCACCGCTGCGCAGTCTTGAAGTTCTCGCGCCAACGCATCGTCCGCCAGATAGCCCAACACGCGCGTGCAGTCGCCGAAGATGGCGCGCAGCCGGTCGCCGGCTTCTGAGACTTCCGACCATGGCGATCCCTCATGCACCGCCGTGGACACGCTGACCGTATAATCCTCACGGGTATTATCGAGGAGCACTTTCAGCCGCACGAAATGCGACAGATTGATCTTGTGCGCCATGCCAAACGTCAGCACGTTCAGATCGGCTCGGTGCGGATTGCCTTGGATCGTGGCCGGACAGAAGGCCTCATCCCAGTCGGCGATGTATTTGTCGAGTTGTCGCCCGATCGCGAGATTCGCCACAAAGATACGATCCGCGCTATAGAGCCACGAGACGAAGCGATCGGCCTCGCGCCAATCATGCAAGAACAACTGGAAGGGCGGCTCGGGATGCCACGGGCCTGCGTCTGGAATCTCGGCGAGCTTGATCGAGTACAGCGGATATTTCGAGTGCGCGGCCCGATCGAATGGTAGGCACGGCACGCCGAGCCTGTCCGCGAGCTGCTGGTTGAACTTCGCGACGCCGCACGTTGCACCATTCACGTGATATGAGAGCACGGCGTCAATCATCACTTGACTCGTACCCAACGCCCGCGACGCTTCGCTTCGTCCTCAAGCGCGCGTGTGATGGCCCACTCAGCTTCTTCAGGCGTTTCAAATTCGAAGTCTTTATAATCGGTGCCGCAGACGAACCAGAACACGCCCAGCCAGCGCCGCTTCACGCGATAGAGACCGCTGACGTCGTTCCGTTCGATTCTGTAGTCGTTACGTGCGCTCATAGACCAGCACTCGACCTTTCTGCTGCCAATCCATGCGTTTTTCTAAATCAGACCTACGCCTAAATCCTTCCAAAATAAAGAGAACCCTAAGCAGGTCTTGATTAAGCATGCTCTGGTGGGTAGGATCCAACCCATCGTGGGTAGCCACGTCGAGGAGGGATTGCGGATCTGGATGGAACCTCGTGGTTATGTACACAAATTGCGCCGACAAGTCGCACAACCGAGACACTACTTGTCGAATCTCACGAACCGTGCAATGCTCCAACACTTCGCGACAGATCACAAGATCCCACACGGCTGCGATGCGGCCTATCTCGCGCGATAGCCCCGCCACTGTCTCATCAGCCTGCGGGTCGTAACCGATGATGCCGACTTGGCTGGTTGGCGCATAGCGATCTCGGTATTCACGGAGCAACCGCACGAGATGGCCCTGCGGCCCACACCCGTAGTCGAGCACATCGGCGTCATCGCACGGAATCAGATGCTTGAAGATTAACTCCGGGTGTTTGCCCTCGATCTCCTTCCGAGCCTCAAATGAGTAGTCCGTCACCGGCGACCACGGCTCGCTGGCTGGCTGCTGTGAGAGCACGAGGGCTTCAAACCGCGCCAGATCTCTTTCCGCCTGACTGCGTTGTGCGTCGAATGTCACAGCCGCTCTCGACTCCGCGGAGCATTGACGTCCGTATACACAATCTCCACACCGTTCCGCTGGCAGGCCTCCAGCACGTCCTTTGGCAGCTTCCCGCGCCACTCCGCGCCTTTCACGAGATACCTGGGCTGTTCTTCATCAATCGCGTCCGCCAATGAGGGCCACATGCGCACCCGGTCTACACAACCCAGAGCGAGGAGTGTCATGGCCCGTTCCTGGCGGGATTGGAACGGGGCCCGACCCTTGGCCAGGATCGCCTCGTCTGGGGCGACGTGGACGACGAGCGGCGGGTCTAGATGGGCAGCGACGAGCAGGTATTGGATGTGTCCGAAGTGAATCGGATCAAATGTTCCATCAGCGAGAGTCACGCCTCGCAGGATACTGTAGATTATCGCTGGTTGTGCTACTAGATGTTGTGGACTTGCTGATTTTTTCGCTCGTGCTATAGCGTAGACCGCACGCTGCACACTCCCGCCGCCTGAAGAACTCGCTGCCATCCGTGCTCGGTCGAGCATCTGTGACGCGCGAGACGTAGCCGCCGCAGCGCGGGCATTCCAGCTTGGGGGTCATCCTCTACCCTGCCCTTGGCACTGTGGCTGCTTAATTTGCAGCCCGTTCGCGCTTTCGCTTCTCATCACGCCCGGCCTGCACGCACCACTTACAGACGCGCCAACCTTTCCCCCAAATGCCCCACGGCACACCCGCGCGCTGCCCGCCCTTTGGGTCGTAGTCAATGCGGCATACAACACAGACCTCACTGTTCGGCTCCTGTGGGGTGACGGATCGTACGGACTGGAGGAGGGCGTCGAGTTCGTCTGTAGCTTTGTGCCATTCCTCGTACAGAGGCTCAACGCGCGGCAACGGTCCATATGTCGCCCAGACCTCAGCCTGCAACTTATCTCCAGCCGCAATCAACTGCTCGATCAATAGGCGGGTCTCAGCGTCGGCCATTAGATCCCTCTCCCCTTTCCATGGTGTACTGCTCAGGCTCCCTGCCCCTCTCCGTTGACTTTTTTATCGACACGCTCTTCAGACCATCGCGCGCCGCTCGGCAACACGCGCCACTTCGCCTGAAGGTCCAATCGCAATCGTTCCAGCCTGCGATAGATGCCGAACATTTCAGCCTCAATCGCGTCGATGCGCTGCAGAATCTTGACGTGCGTTTCTTCTGGAAACATATAGCTCAGGCTCCCTGCCCCTCTGAGGCCTCACCGCGGCATTCCGTCCAAGCCGTACAGTTGTCAGCGATGCAGACCAGCCGACTGCCGTGGCGATTCCGCCCGTTGCCGGCGTACTCGCGGTGCCGCTCAAGCGAATGCCCGCAGCCCTTGCACTTGCCTTGGCGCTTCTTCTTTGGCTCTTTTCGACCGCACGCCTTGCTCATTTACTGCCCCTCTGAGGCTCAATCGCGCCAATATGACATTTCGAGGTCTGCCGCACCTTCTGGATCGTCTTCATAGCCATCAGCCAGCACCTCGAACGGCTCGGCCCTCGCGGCCTCACGCGCGACATGCGCCGGAATGCACCGCGCGATGAAGCGACGTTCGTACCGATCCAGCCATTCTTCTTGGCTCATCGTCTCTTCGCTCATGTGCCATCTCCACGATTCAGCGGCAGTGGCGACAATGCCGCGCCGATTCCAGCCGCAAACATCAGCCAGAGTTTCCGCTCGGCATGTTTGCGGGTCTCATAATTGGAATGACGCACTCGACATGCTCGGCACCGGAGATAGGGCGTAATTCCGCGGGGTTGCCCGCAGTCAATGCAGAGCCCACGATTCTGACGCCGCATCCGCACGAGGCGCACGCTCTCGGTGCTCGTGCCGACGTAATGGCGGCGGGTGCTCATGCCGCTGCGTTCCGCTTAGCCGACAAGCGCCCCCCCATCGAGCGTCGCGCGCTCACCTGTCCTGAGACGGCTTTGCTATATCCTCGCTTGTACCCCAGCTTCACGAAGAAATTCGCAATCTCGATTTCACGCGCGGTCATGTTGGGCCAGCGTTCGCGACACTCGGCCTCGAGCGCCCTCTTTTTGGCGTCTCTCCGGAGCTGAATGACCCGCATCAGTTTGGCGATCTTGGCTTCACGATTCCCGCGCCCGCCCAACACCCGGGCACAGGCCTGGTGACATGTCTGTTGCTCCACCCACCACGGCAAATACGACTCGCCACACACCGCACAGGTTCGACGCTCAACATGGCTGCCGCGTCGAATGCGATGGCGTTTCGCTTTCTGTTGCGTTCGCTTGACTGGCATAGAGTTAGGCCGTCCTCTCATCGGTAAACGGAATCCCTCGTTGCGCCGTCCGTTCTTTCGCCAAGTCTTGATACGACAAGTCCACGCCGACGCCGCGCCGGCCGAGGCGTTGGGCTACGGCGACAACAGTTCCTGAGCCCACAAACGGATCAAGCACTAGCCCGCCGAGCGGACAGCCCGCCAGAATGCACGGCTCAATGAGTTTTTCCGGCATGGTGGCGAAGTGTGCGCCGGCATAGGGAGATGTATTGACGTGCCATACGCTACGCTTATTTCGCGTGCCCTTTTCCAGCACGCCAGCCGCCGCGCGCGTTAGAACCTCCATCAGTGACTGCACGCCGTCGGTGTGTTTGTGCCGCTTCGGGTCAAAGCGTTCATTCGTCCGAACCGCGTGCTCGTACCGTCTCACGCTGACTTCGGGTAATGGCTCCGCGATCGCGTCCGCGTCGTAGTAGTACCGCTCGTTCTTGCTCAGCAGAAATAGATACTCATGTGCTTTCGTTGGCCGATCCGTCACGGATTCAGGCATCGGATTCGGTTTGGACCAGATGATGTCTGAGCGGAGATACCAGCCATCGGCCCGGAGGGCAAAGGCGACGCGCCAGGGAATGCCAAGCAAGTCTTTTTCCTTGCAGCCTTCCGGCTGTCGTCGCCAGCCATTCAGCGTCGATCGTTTTTGCCATGCCGCCTCTCGTCGCTCGGCCATGAACGACCCGCCACCGCCTTTGCCGCCAGCCGCATACGAGTCGCCGATGTTGAGCCAAACCGTCCCGCACGATTTCAACACGCGCCGCACCTCTCGAAAGACTTCCACCAGCGCCTGCACGTACGCGTCGGGCGTCGGCTCGAGCCCAATCTGTTCCGCATTGCCGTAATCTCTCAAACCGAAGTACGGCGGACTCGTCACTACGCAATCAACGCAGCCATCCTTGAGCGGTAAGGACCGGGCATCCCCACGAATCAGCACTCCAACCCCATCCTTTGTAGATCCGCCTTCGCCTTCGCAGCCCGCCGCTCGGCTTGCTCCTGACTCAGCGCCAGCCGCCCGCCACACCGCGAGCACGGCCCGTACTTACCGTCCTCTTCACGCACCACCCGTTTCGTGCGGAACCGACATGTCGCACACCGCACGGCGGCAACTGGAAATGCTGGTCTCATCGGATCGGACTCCGGAACACAATCACCACGCTCGGAAACGGCGCGCCGGCCGAGGCCCCGCCGAACTTTAATCGGCCCTTCACGAAGCGCACTTCTACGCCAGCTCTCGGCCGATGCTGCTCGCGGTCCCAGACGTATGCATGCCACCAGCGTGTGTCGGTACGCGAAGGGACGAGACATACGACGGTGCTCCCATGCCGCGCCTCTTCGGCCGCTTTCGCGATGAACTCACGACACCGGCTGTACGGGGGATTCAAGAAACACACATCGGGCCAGCGAAACACTAGCGAGTTCCGCCGATCCGCGCGGTGATGATCTGGACCCCAATAGTTATCCTTCCAGCAGTTCTCCGCGCTGGCGGCCATGTCGGCGTCAAACCCGAACTCTGCATCGAGAGCCTCGAAGAACTCTTTTGGCGTTCTCCATTCGTCCGACGCTTTTGAGAACATGAGCGCGTTGTTCATCGGATCGCACCGATGGCTTTCAGTGCGTCTTGAGGTGTCTTCGCGAACCGCAATGGAAACCCATCGTCTAGGAGGGCCTGTTGCCGTCCCGTAATCCGGCCCCGCTCGCCTTTCGCGTCCAACATAAACAGCGCCCCACGGAACCACACCAGCA